TGAGGGCCGCTCGACGGACGGAGGAAGGATCAGGGGCAGCCGGGGTCGGGGTAGCCCATGAGAAGGCGCGCCAGCCCGAACAGGAGCAGGCCCACCAGGGGAAGCGCGGGCAACCAGGCCGGGAAGTACGGCAACACGGGACCAACCCGGCGCATTGGAGCGGGAGGAGGCGGGGCCGGAGGCGGCCTCCGCATCACCACACCCTCCACCAGGGCCGCGCCAGCCGCTCGGCCGCCGCCGCGTCGCGGGCCTCGCAGGCCTCGATCGTCTCGATCGCCGCGCGCTTGAACCGGTTGGCGGTGTCCAGCCGCCCGGTCTGGCCGTCGAAGGAGACCCAGAGCTCCCCGGCCGTCGCATCCTCTGCCGGCAGATCCACCGGCTCGACGTCAGCGCGGAGGCTGGCGCCCACCAGCGAGCTGCACGCAGTCGGGGCGATCACGGTAGGCCGCACGCTGGCACAGCCGCTCGCGAGCAGCGCGATTGAGGCCAGGATCGAGGCGCTGGCCAGCGCCTGGGGCTTGCAGCAGTTCATCGGCGTGTTTCCTCGAAAGGGCCTCGTCGGACGCCCGACCGCTCAGGGCCTCGTCCTGGATGCGGTTGGCGTCGGTCGCGGCCCCGGTGCGGGCCGAGGCGAAGGCGGAGTCGGCGCGGGCGGCCGCCTCGCGCTGGCGGGCGCGCTGGCCGCTGTTCCAGAGGAGCCAGACGACCAGGACGACGAGCGCGCCGGCGATCAGCTTCCACGCCAGGGGCGTGAGGGGGTTCTTGATCAAGATCATCGCCAGTCTCCAGCCTTCAGGGCGGCCTCGAACACGAGGGCGTAGCCGGCGATCAGGTCGGCCTTGTCCGTGCCGTTGATGATGCGGCGGGCGGCGACGTAGTGCTTCCGCTGGGCCGCCGCGGGGATGAAGTCGTTCAGCCTCTTGCCGGTGAACCAGCCGTCGACCATGCCGCGGACCATGATGGCGGCGGCGACATCGCGGCGCATGGCGAGATCCGGCTCGGCGACCAGGTCGACGTCGATCCCGATTTTGCGCAGCTCGACCGTCGCCTTCCGGTAGTTGGCCTTGCCGGTGAGCTGCGGATAGCCGCGCCCGGCGTAGCGGGCGCCGTCGCCGGGCTGGTCGTTGCCCAGCTCCCGCGCCTTGGCAGGGCGCTGGCCCTGGATGTCGTACATGCGCCGGAAGTAGGCCTCGCCGCCGTACTCCTTGATCGGCTGCATGGTGTGCGCCGTCTCGTGATAGGCCGTCGCCAGGGTGTAGGCGGCCCAGCTCAGCGGCATAACGCCGGCGCAGGCGCGCAGGATGGCGTTGCACCCCGTCCGCTCGTCGTCGGTCAGGTCCGGACCCAGCACGCTCGTGGCGCTGAGGTGGTCGAAGAAGGCGTCGGGCTTCTGCAATCCTCCGGCTGGCGGCCGAGTCGGAGGCGAGGCTGGCAGCGGCGGAAGACCGGCCTCCTCACGATGCAGCAGGCTGGTCAGTTCGTCGGCGATTTTCTGCGCCCGGTCGCGGGCGGCGCCGATGGCGGCGCGTTCTTGCGGGCTCATGGCAGCACCCGCTCGCCGGGCGGGAGTTCGCCGTCGCCGGCCACCGGCGCCGCCTCCCGCACCGTCACCTCCGCCGGCGGCTCGATGACGGTCTGCCCGGCCGTGGCGTTGACCGCGGCGCGCTCGATCGCGGCCTGGGTTTCCTTCTGACCGAACAGGAAGCCGATGATGTTGGCGAAGCCCACGGTCAGCAGGGCGCCGGTGATGACGTCCAGGATCCTCTGGTTGCCCTCCGGGATGATGACGAAGAAGGACAGCACCGCGATCGACAGGATCGACAGAATGCAGACCAGGCCGAGCGCGAACTGCATCACGCTGAGGTCGACTTTGCGCATGGGTGGGCCTTTCGGGAGTGCGAGCGCCGCTCGCTTTCAGGGGCGCGCGACGGGCGGCGCGGCGTGCAGCAGGACTTCGGGGCCGTCACCCGGGCCGGCGACGACGGCGCCGCTCATGGCCAGTTCGGCCAGGGCGCCGCTGACGACCGCAGGCGGCGCCGTCAGCGGCTCGACGCCCGGCCGGAGTCCCCGATTGGACTGGGCGCGGGCTTCGGCCAGCATGCGGGTGCGGCCGCAGCTGGCGATGTGCAGCCAATGGCGAACCCTCTCCTGCAGCCGGGACGGCAGCCACATCCGCAGGTGCTGCTCCAACAGGGCGGCATGCACGGCGGCCAGCATGATGCACGTGCTGACCTGCCCGGGCGTAACGGGCAGCACCGGCGCGCCCCAGGCCAGCCCGGCCCAGGCCGCGGTCGTCAGCTCGACGCCCCGGTACAGCAGGGTCCCCGACCAAAGGAACATCAGCATCCGCAGCCGCCGCTGGGCGGTCGGATAGTTCGGCCGGTCGGGGCTCATCAGGATCTCGTGCGTCCCGACGCAGGCCGAGGCGAACAGGCACAGCGCGCCGCAGAGCAGGGTCAGCCAGGCGTTCAGCATCACGAGTTCCCCTTGGGGTTTGCGTCGCCAGAGGCGTCGGCGCCCAGCTTCAGCAGCTGGCCGCCGAACCAGGTCAGCAGGCGGCCGACGACGGCGCGGTCGGTGACGACGGGCCAGGCGGCGTTGGAGAACAGGCCCAGCGCGACGGCCACGGCCTCGAGGCGAGCCATATGCAGCCAGGCCGCCACCCAGGGCGCCAGGGCGGCCGCGGTGACCGGACCTGTGAACATGGCGATGGCGAAGTGCGCGGCGGCCAGCTTGCGCTGGCGGGCGTCCACGTCCGAACTGCCCCACAGCGCCGTCGCCAGCCGCGTGCCGGCATAGGGCACGGCCCCGGCGAAACCCCAGCAGGCGGCGACAACGGCGTCCATGGCGACCTCCACGCGATCGCCCAAGGCTGAGCCATCCCGCCGGGCCGTTACAGACGCTTAGGTTCAGGGCGCCGTTGCGCGCAGCGCTCGCCCGGTGTCAGATGCGCCGTCGCGCCCACCACCTCGCAAGTGCGGGCAGATGGCTGCCGGTCCGCCGGCGGATGGCATCAGCCCACGGGCGCGACACCTCCAAGCGCAAGAGGCTAACCATCGATGTCTGACGATTCCGAAGATTCGCTCGCCGGCAGCGGCACCCCTGAGAACGTGGCTTACAAGCTGGCGACTTATCTCAAGCGGTACATTAGCGCCGTCCGCAGTAAGGACGAGTTCCTTGATCTCTACGCCGAGTGCCTGGAGGCCGCGAAGGGGAGACGGGAAGTGAAGCCCAAACCCTAGGATGCCGGTAGCGGCGTCGGTTCCGACCGGCACATGCTCGGCCAGCGGCGTTCCAGCTCGGTGGCCGTGGCGCCTTCGTCGACCCAGATCTCGCGCTGAGAGGCCCAGATGAAGCGGCGCTCGCCGGCGTAGCCGCCAAAGCCGTTGCGGGCGTTCATGGTCCCGCAGACGGCGGGGACGCCCGATACCCGCGACACCCAGACCTGACCGAAGCGCACCGACTCCGGATCCCGCGCCGAGAGCTTCAGATCGGCCTGGGCCTCGGCGAGAAGCTGGACGTCCGGGTCGGCCTGGCCGCAGGCGGCGAGGAGGACGACGGCGAGGGCGACGGGGACGAGTCTCAAGCGGGGGCTCCCTCGGCAAGGCAACGACGTGCAATAGTCGGCGGACCAGGCAAGCTGCGCAACCGATGAACCCCGAACTCTATCAGTTCACTCCCGGCAGCCCTGCCGACCCAGCCACCCTTTGGGTGTGCTTCTCGGCGCGTAACACCAAGCCCGGCACGTTCTCCCAGCATGCCGCCACCCTACCCCTGCCCGGCGACAAGCTGTACCTGAACGCCCCCGGCAACAGCTGGTATCTCGACGTCGAGACTGATGCAGCCGACCTGATCCGGCAGACCCTCGCCCGCCGCGCATACGACCGGGTGGTTTTCTTCGGCAATTCGATGGGGGCGGCCGGCGCGATGATGCTGGCGCCGAGGTTTGACCCGGACCGTCTCATCTGCCTGTCGCTCAACACCCGTGTCGGCGAGCCGCTTTCATACAGCGGCCTCTACATCAAAGGCGTTCGGCGCGACCTCCTGCCCGACATCAGCCGTGAACTCGGAGGCCGCACCGCCGTGGTCAACGGCGTGTACGAGCCCTTCGACGCGGGGGAGGCGCTGCTTTTGCGAGAGGCGCGCCCGGAGATGCGTGTCGAACTCCTGCGGACGCCGCACTACGTCGCGCCGCGGCTTGAGAAGGCGGGCGCCCTGACGGCGACCATCCTGGCCCTGGCCGAGGGCCAGCCGCTCCCGTGCCCTCCCGAGATGTTGGCGACCCCCGACGATCTCCCCACGGCGGCCCACGCTGCCCGCCTGCTCCAGGCCTTCGTCGGGGATGCACCGCCGGACTTCGCAGAGGTCTCCGCCCTTCCGGCGGCCTGGCGCGAGCGGCTTTGGCTCGCCCTCATCACCCACGCCCAGAAGGGCGCGCCGGCCGATGCCGGGCGCTACGCGGCCGCAGCCTTGAAGGATGACCCCGACTTCATCCCGGCCATCCGCGGTGTCGTGCAGGCGGCGTTCGCGACCCGCGATCCACACGCACGCCTCGCGGGCGAACTGCTTCCTCGCTACCTGGCGCTCAGCCGAACCGAGCGGGAGCTGCGCATTGCCGAAGCCGTCGCCCGCAACCTCAACATTCCGCTGCCAGCGGTGGCGGTTCAGGCGGCTGCGCCGACTTCGGCCATGTAGGCCTGGACGATGGAGGTGAAGGCCGCATGCTTCGCGGCAGCACGCTTTCCCGCCATGAACCACAGGGCGACATCCGAGCCACGGTAGTCGGCCGTCACCCCGTTATTGTTCCGCGCGCCGACGTAGATCTCCAGGTCGATCAGCGCGGACGTAAGGATCGTGAGGGTTTCCGGACCCTGGCTCACCCCGTTCTTGAAGAATTCGCCCCCGTCTCCGTCCCGCTGGAACACCGTGAGGCCCCGGCTGTCCGTCGAAGGGGCGTTCACGCCCGAGGCCGAGCTGTTGTACTGGCCGGCCATGAGGTCGGAGGCGTTCCGGGTGCGCAGGGACAAGCTGGCGCCGGTCTTCGTGGCGGCGTAGGCGAAGCCGGCGTCCTGCACATTCGTCCGCTCGTAAACCCCATGGCAGCCCTGCGTCCCCGTGGCGCTGGCGCAGTGGGTCGAGGGGACGAAGCCGGTCGCCAGGTAGTCGTTGCTCCCGTCGAAATCGAAACCCCGCCCCGGCGTGAATGCGGGATCGCCGTGCGGCGTCCCTTCCCGCTCCGGGAAGCGCAGGTCGATGCAGGCCGCCTGCGCATCGTGTACGGCCATCAACAGCAGGGCGTCGTTGTCGGCCCACACCTCGGCCCGCTTCAGCCGCCGCACCATCCGCTCGATCGGCAGCAGCTGCGCCCAGGTCGGCGTCACGTCGCAGGCGTCGGCCCAGGCCTGCACCTCGCGCGAGGGCGAGGGGCGCAGCAGGCCTGCCATGCGGACGGGGTGCATCGCCATCTGATTTTCCCTGAAATGACGAGGGGCGGACCCGAAGATCCGCCCCTACCCTTGCCTAGCCGAGCCATGCCACACGGCGCCAGGCCCTGACGAGCCCTGCCTAGCCCAACCGAGCCTGGCCGGGAGGTGAACTCTGCCTCAGTCCTGATAGACGTCAAGCGCCAGGCTAAAGTCGTACGCCACGTTGCCCGGCGTCCAGCTGGCGCCCGTGGGCAGGTACAGCAGGCCGTAGAGATCGCGGGCGGTCTCGCCGGCGCCGTAGAGGCTGAACGGCGTGATGGCGCGGTCGATCGGCTGGCCGGCGGCCTGGGCGACGGCGGCGCCGCCCTGCAGGAAGCTGGTGAACTGGAACCGCCCGACCAGGTTCTTCAGCGCCGCCTCGGTCAGGGCGCCGGACGCGCCGACCAGGGGCGCGTTGTCGGCCGGGTAGGCGCCGTCGGCGAAGGGCGCGGCGCGGAACAGCAGCAGCTCCAGCGCCGACGGCATGGCCACCGATCCGCTGGCCGCCTCGAGCACGACCGACGCGCCGGAGATCGTGCCGCTGGACTGCGCCCGCCGGGCCGCCTTTGCGAACACCAGCGGCGCGACGTCGGCCGCCGTGGTCGAGTTGGCGACCAGGTCGAGCGCGGCATAGGCCGTGGCGCTGGCCGCACGGGTGAAACCCGCGGTGACGCGGGGCGTGAACATGGTCATGACGGCCTCTCAGGGAACGGGGCGGGATGCGAGCGCCGCTCGCACGGGCGGCAGGCCTCTCCCCCACCCCCCTCTCCGCGAGCGAAGAGGGGGCGAAGGAGCCGCTTCGCGGCGCGGTTTTAATCGGGCACGTCCGACGTGCTGGGCGTGATGTGGACGTAGACCTGGGCGTCGAGGGCGAAGAGGTCGGAGACCGGCGACTCGACCGTCACCGTCACGTCCGGCGCGTCCTCGGCATGGTCGGCCGTCAGGCGGAAGAGGGTCGTCTCGACGGTGTCGCCGGGGGTGATCTCGCGCACACGGAAGCGGGCCAGGATGGTCAATGGAAGTCTCCTCGGCGCGCAGCGCCGTCTGTCGCCCTTCTCCTCTCGGGAGAAGGGGTGGGATGAGGGAGGCCGTCAGGCCTCTTCGTCGTCCTCGATCTCGGATTCGAACTTGCCGATGGCCAGGGTGCCGCGCGGATAGAGGGCGGCGACCGCCGAGGAGGCGGTGTCGTTGACCAGGTAGAACCACCACTGGCTGTCGGCGAAGCCGATCGACACCGTGACCTTGCCCGGGTTGACCCCGGTCGTGATCGGCCCCTGGGCCAGCACCAGGTTGGCGTGGAAGTTCTCGGCCGTGCCGGGCGCCAGGGTGTCGGACAGGTTCACGTACAGCTTGCCGGAGCGGCTGTCGGGGTCGGCGATGCCGATGATCTCGATCACGCCGTTGCCGCTGATCGGGGCGCGGTCGAAACCGCCGGCGGCGACCGGGCGGGTCATGATCCCCTCGTCGCGCGGGTTGGTCCCGAGATCCCGGAACCAGACCCCGCCCTCCAGCCAGACGCCGGCGGTCGGGGTCGAGCCGTTGTAGGCGCCCAGCACGATCGGGCCGTGCACGTCGGCGTTGGCCCGGTCGATCGGTGTCTCTGTCCGGTCGATGTTGGCCGCGGCGTTGCCGTTGATGACGGCTCCGTTGGTCGAATAGAGGCCCCGGTTGGCGTCGACGCTGCGCGTGCCCTTGAAGGTCAGCTCGGCCGTCCCGTCCACCTGGGCCGTCCGCGCGCCGCGGGCCATGAAGCTCTGGTCGATCACGCCCGTCGCGTGGTCGGTCATGGATACGAGGTGGTCGCGGGCGCCGGCGATGGCGCTGCGGACGAAGCCGAAGTCGCCGGCGGACTGGGCGACGATGGCTTCCTCCGCCCCGTCGGCGTCCAGGACGCCCCGGTTGACCGTCACCTGGGCCTTGTAGGTCGCGCGGTAGAAGCGTTCCGGACAGCGCCGGTCGATGTCGCGGTCGTCGCAGCGCACCGTGGCGCCCTGCCCGACCAGCATGAACATGGTCCCGACCGTGTCGGTGCCGTGATAGCTCATCGCCATGTAGCGGCGGCGGAAGGCGGCGGCGCCGTCCGTCGCGTCGAGGCGGAAGTAGCCCTCGGTCGTCAGTCCGTTCCAGCCGCCGAAGACCTGCAGGTCGCTGCAGGGCACCATCAGCTGGTTGCGGGCGATGCCGTTGACGATGGCGTGGCTGGGGGTGGTCATCAGCGCCGTCGACAGGGCGACCGGCGGCTCGTTCAGGTAGGTCCCCCGGCGGTACTCGAAGCTGGAGGTGAAGCTGGTGCGGTTCTCGCCGATGCTCTCGATCTTGTAGGCGCCGGTCAGGCAGCGGACGTCATCGTTGGCCGTGCCGGGCTCGCCCCACATGTTCGGCGCGGCGACGGTGTAGCCCAGCGGCACGTCGGCCGCGAGCGGCGAGGCCAGGTTGACGGTGATGCCGTAGCGGTTGGGCCTTTCCGGCGTCGGCGCCGTTAGCTGCACCGAGTTGATGTTGATGAAGACCGGCGCCTGGGGCCCGCGCAGGCGCCAGACCCCGTTCTTCAGATGCAGGGTGTTGCCGTAGGTCTCGGTCGCGCGAAGCGGCAGGGCGAGGTGGATCGGTCCGCCGACGCAGTTCTGCTGCCAGCGCAGGGCGGCGCGCAGGAAGGCGTGGTTGGCCTGGCGCGCGGTCAGATCCCCGCCGGACGACGGGAACTCGAGCTGCAGCTCGATGTCCTCCTCGTCGCCGGCGTTGTAGAACACCGGGCGGCCTTCCACGAAGGCGTCCTGGATGGCCTGGGCGGGGTCGGCGTGGAAGTACTCGGTCGAGACCAGGCTGCCAGCGCCCTCGGCCGTGGCGCCGAACCAGGCGATGAACTGCGCGTCGCTGGCGCCCTGGGGCAGGGCCCCGGCGGCGATGGCGATCTCCTTCAGGTCGCGGCCGCGCCGGCCCATGCGGCCGAGCATGCCCATGCGGGTGCGGGCGGGAAGAGCTTGCAGGGTCATCAGAAGCCCTCGCGGATCTCGCGCACGCCGACATAGACCGGCTCTTCGGTCCCGTCGTCGCGGGTGAAGACGACGCGCAGGTCCCAGGTGCCGGGCGTCGCCGCGGTCAGGGCCGCGTCGGACGCCGGCAGCTGGATCTCGAATGTCCCCTCGTCCGCGTCGGTGACGACGACGGTCTCGCCCGACAGGGTCGCCGCGATGACCTCGCCCTGCTCCACCCCCCGCTCGGTGCGGCGCTGCATGGCGGCGCGGATCTCGGTGACGCTGGCGAGGTCGAGGTAGGGCGTCAGCGCCCCGGACTCGTCCACCTCGACGATCTGCATTGGCTCCTGCCAGCCGATGTCCTTCCAGACGGTCTGGGGGACGGGGTCCAGAAGATCGGACATCTCAGGCCCCTCCCGTGGTGGTGAACTCGAAGGGCTCGGTCCAGTCGGAGTAGAAGCCGTCGATCACCGCGGCGATCGCGACCTCCAGCGTGGCGCCCTGGGTCACGGTCGATGTGTTGATGGTCCAGATCCCGCCGCCCAGATTCACCGGCTCGTTCGGCGATGCCGTCAGCCAGTTCTCCATGCCCAGTTCCCGCCAGCGCGTGGCCACGTTGGCCCCGGTTTCGAGGCCGGTAAGCGTGATCTCCAGCTGCACGCCGTCCTCGGCCACGCCGCCGATGGTGGGCGTGTCGATGCTGTCGGGATCGGTGTCGCCGAGGTCGTCGTCCGACAGGGGCGCTTCGCCCTCTTCCGTCTCCGGATCCCAGGCGTTGGCGGCGGCGATGTCGATGACGACGTAATCGAACTCGACCGCCAGGTTCTTGAAGTCGATCCGTGGCGAGCCGACGACCTCGACGGTGATGTCCTGGAGCGCGTCCCACTCCCCGTCTTCGACGGCGATCTTGATCAGCCGTTCGCCGAGGATGTTGAACCCGACCAGGTCGGTTCGGCACCGCCCCCAGCCGGGCGCGGTCATCCGGTGCATCCGGCGCTTGCACAGCCGCCGGCCCTGGCCGTGGCTGGGCACGGCGCCCAGAGGCAGCGACTGGGTCATCACCGCGCCCAGCTCGGCGATGTCGGCCTCGTCACGCCAGGGGTCGCCCGGCGCCATCGAATACGCGTGGTCGAGCGAGTTGTAGCTGAAGGCCAGTTCGTTGACGGCCTGTTCGCTGGGTCGCCCGGTATTGTGGACGATCTCGCGGATGTGCCCGCCCTCGGCCTTGCCCACCAGGGTGAAGGTGGGCTCGCGGAACACGCCCGCCTGGACGGTCCACGAGCCGTCCCCCGACTCGGCCATCCAGCCGTCGCAGGCCTCCAACAGCCGGGCAATGACTTCCACCGGATGGGTGGACGCATAGTAGAACACGCCGACCGCCCGGTAGCGCGGCTCGGAGCCGCCGGCCTTGAGCGGGATCTCGTCGTCGCAGTCGTCTGCCGCGGTCGTCCAGGACTGGATCTGCGGCAGGATCAGCCGGTCGAAGCGGTCTCCACGGGTCTCCGTCTCGGTCGGTGTGGTGAGATAGTTCGCCAACAGCACGATCGGGTTGAGCGACGGAAGGTGCGTCGCATCGTCGTCCGGATCCTGCTCATCGACGCCTTCGGGCCGCCAGTCGTAGTGCTTGGCCTTCGCCTCGACCTGCAGCACCGGATAGCCGTTCGGGAACACCCGGTGAAACCGGTCCTGCTCGACCGGCGCGCAGATCAGGCAGCCCGAAGCGATGCCGTCCAGCCGGTGATCCTCGGTCCAGACGTCGGCGCCCAGTTCGGAAAACGGCGTGGGGCCCACCGGCACCTCGCCGCTCCCGCCGAGCGTGGACTCGACCGTGTAGCTTGTCTCCGTCGGCAGGCCGAGGCGGGTGAAGATCCACACCCCGTGGCCGCCGTACGCCCCTGTCGGCAACCGGTTGACCTTGTTGTTGGCGTCGACGGTGACCTCGTCGTCGTGCAGCCAAAGCTTGCCGATGGAGTCGAGCTCCTGGTCGGCGAAGGCGATCACGTCGTAGAGGCGTTTCTTCGACTCCCACAGCATGTAGGGCCCGGAAACCCGCGCCTGGCCCAGCACGTACTGGCGGGCGGGCATGGGCTGCAGCAGGGCCGTCTTGCCGGCCTCGGACTTGGGCACTTCCGGCGCCATCAGGGCCGCCGCGCCGGCCTGAAGCCCGGTGTAGACCAGACCTTCGACGACGGCCCCCGCGACGTGGGCGATGGCGAAGGCCGTGTTGATCCCGACGCCGGCGTTGATCAGGACGGTCGCCGTCGCGTGGGCGACCCAGTTTCCGACCGCCGCGACGGCGGCCACCATCGCCTGTGGCATGTCGTTACCTCTCGGGCCAGGTCCAGGCGGCGGCAGGGGCGGCGCGGATCAGGCCCAGACCGGACTGAGCCTTGACGGCCCAAAGGCCGCCGGTGCGGACCGCGCCGGCGAGCGCCGCTCGCCCATCAACGGCCCGCACCTCGACCGCGCCGATGTCGCCGCTGACGGGATCGGCCGTGCTAACCCAGCCGTCCGCGCCGAGCCCTTCGTCGAGCAACGGGACCAGGCCGCCCAGGGCGTCCAGAATAAGGCCCGCGCCCGCCTCGCTGTCGTAGGACCCGCGCCAGCGCGCCGCCGGGTCCCGCCCGGTCCGCAAGAGGGCCCAGTCGGCGACGAAGATCATGCAGTCCTGACCCGCCAGGCCGCCCCAGACAAAGGGTGTGCGCGCCGCCTGATCTAGGAAACCGCCGAGTTTCAGTCGCCCCACAGCGGCCACTTCCGATTGGCGCGCTCATACCTCGGCGTGCGGTCGCAGCCCTTGTCGGTCGGTGAACGCCGGATCTGGTACTGCCGGGTGAAGAATGACAGCCAGGGCCGGCGGCGGTTCACCAGGCCCCAGCCGATAGATAGGGCCACGGACCGCGCTCCGAAGCGGCGCGCCGTCACCAACTGGTCTGCTACGCCCCGGCGCAGCCAGAGCATGTCGGCGACCGGCTGCAGGTCCTCGCCCAGGAACAGGACGCCGAAATTCGCCTCCGCACCCCGGATCGACGGCGCGTCGAGCTGGGCCAGGGCCAACACCCGGTCCGACACCCCCGACAGGACGAAGCTGGTCCGTTGCGCCGCGCCGTTCACCACGGCCTCGAACACCGGCACATCGGTCACTTCGCCGACCCCCAGATAGGTCGCCCCATCCGTGGTTTCTACGTTGTCTTCGGGCAGCTGGCGGTCGCCGGCGGAGGAACAGCAGCGGAGCACAGGGTCAGTGGCCACGCGCAGGAAGTAGAGCGCGCGCACCTGGTTCTTCGCGGCGGCGGCTGCGGCCTCGCTTGAGATGAAAGCCATGGTCAGACCCCGAAGGCCTCGACGAAACGCACCGAGGTCTCGGCGCCCCAGGTCCCGTCGAACCGCGGCCAGGCGTCGCCCTCGCGGTCGTCGATCCGCATCAGGATGTGGGGGTTGATGAAGTTCAGTGGCGTGTCGTCGGCGAAGGCTTCGCGCACCGTGGGGCGGACCTCGCAGGTGTCGACGCTGCCGACGTTCGAGATCTGGCGCTTCACCATGTAGGCGCGCTTTCCGACGGTCGGATGATCGACTTCGAAGACCATGCCGCGGCCGATGCTCCACCCGCCGCCGCCCGACAGCCGCTGGATCGCCACCGTCGTCGCGCCGAGCGCCACGGCGCCTTGCGACCGGGCGGTATGGATTTCAGGCGTCTCCTGCAGGTACGGCACTTCGAACAGGCCCACGCCCTGTTCCGCGTCCAGCATCAGCGCGTTCCACTCCTGACGCTGCGCCTGGGTGGTGATCTTCGAGCCGTCCAGCTCCATTTCCCACCAGCCGCCGCCGTCCACCCGGGCTAGTTGGCCCGGCCGGAAGATGGTCGGGCCACCGTCGAAGACGGTCCCCACGATCCGCGGGCGATAGAAGCCGATCGGAAAGGACGACAGGGGCCAAGCGTCAGCCATGCTTCACCCCTCAGCCCCTGAGCAGCCGATGCTCGATCGTCATGTCCGGGTTGCGCTCCCGCACCATCTCGACCGCCTTCTGGATGGCGGACTCGTGGGTTGCGGCGAACATCTGCTGCAGCTTGGCGTCGGGGACATACCCCTCGGGCACGGCCATCTTCGACGTCAGTTCGATCTTCGCCGTGCCGCCGCCCCCGCCGAAGCCCGGGCTCCCCGGCGAACCCCAGCCGCTGGAGCCGCCGCCCAGGCCGAACACGCTGCCGATGGCGCCCAGCCAGTCGAAGCCGCCGGAACCCGAGCCGGTCCCGCTCATGCCGAAGGCGCCGGAGCCGCCGCCGATGATGTTGAACAGCAGGTCGAACAGCTGGCCGGACACGTCGTCGAGGCCCTTCAACCAGGCCTGGCCGATCTGGTCGGCCAGCCATTCCTTGAAGTCGCCGGCCACGGCCGCCCGCGCCCCCTCGCGCCAGACCTGGCGCATGTCGTCGATGCGGGCCTGGCGGGTCTCCTCCAGAGCGTCGAAAGACGCGCGCAGCTCGTCGGCCCGGTTGGCCGTGAAGCCGCTCATGTCGGCGAAGCGGGCCTGGTCGCGCTGCCACTGGGTCAGTTCCGCGCTGGTCCGGGCGTCGTCCTCCGACAGGCCCATCTTCGTGTAGCGGTCGATCAGCTCGCGCAGCTCCAGCTCGCGCTCCAAGGCCGCAATCAGCTGCTCGTTCTTGGCGATGCGCGCCGTCTCCAGCTGGAGCGCCAGCTGCATGCGCGAGATTTCCTCGGCGCTGACGATCTCGATCCGGTCGTAGCGTTCGGCCTTGATGCCGGCCGGGCGGGCGGAGGATCCGCCACCGGCCCGCACTCCGCCGCCGCCGGAGCGGACGGGCGGGGCGACCGTGGTCAGCCGCGGCGTGTTTACCGACAGGCCCGAGAGGTCGTAGTTCGACGCGACGGAACTCTCGTCCGTCGTGCCGACCCGCGCCGCCATGGCCGCCTGGTCGCGGATCCGCCGCATGCCCCGGCGCAGGTCCGCACCGCCCGGGACCAGGTAGCTCATCAGGGTCTGGAACCCCGGATCGTTCGCGGTCTGGCGCGCCCAGCCGAGGAAGTCGGCCAGGGCCGAGGTCGTGCCCGCGATGGCCGGCGCCAGTTCCACGAAGGCCCGGCGCATCTCCATGCCGATCCGCTGGTTGGCGATCTCGACCTCGCGGTTGGCGGCGTCGAGGCCGGCGACCAGGTCGTCGCCCATGACCAGGCCGAGATTCCGCGCCTTTTCGGTCGCATCGGTCAGGGCGGTGCTGCCGCGCATCAGGGCCGGGATCAGTTCCCGGTCGATCCCGAGCGCGTCGGCGATCTTGGTCGCCTCGGCGATGTCGCCGGTCTCCGCGATCTTGTCGGCCACAGCCAGGAGCAGCTGGTCGGCGCTTTCCAGGCTGGCGATCTGCTCCGGCGTGAAGCCGATGGCCTGCAGGGCCTCGACCACCTTGCCGTCGCCGACCCCGGTGCGGATTGCGCCGATGGCCTTGTTCAGGCTGCCGAGGCTCGACTCCATCGCCCCGGCCGAGGCGCCAACGTCCTCGGCGGCGAAGCGATAGGCCTGCAGCGCCTCGGTCGTCACCCCCAGCTGCTCGGCCTGGTCGGTCAGGTCGGCCGCCCAGGTCATGGCCTCGCGGGCGCGGTTGATGGCGATGGCGAGGCCGCCCATGGCCGCCGCCGCCGCCACGCCCAGCGGGCCGACGGCGCTGAGCGCCCGGCCCAGGCCGCCGGCCTGGTCGGCCAGGCCGGCGATGGCCTGCTTGCCCTCGTCGGCGATGGCGTTGACGCCCTTCAGCGCGGGGTTCGCCTGTTTCGTGCCGGCGCCCAGCTCGGCCCACATCTTCTTGCCGCTGTCGCCGATCTGGTCGAACGTCTTGCGGACCAGCTCGCCGCCCTCGACGAACAGGCGGACGCCGACGCCCTTGCTCCCCGAACCCACCATCTCCGCCATGCCGGCCTCCGATCAGGGTTCGGACGGTCTGCCGTCGCCGCCGGCGTCCTGCCGCGCCTTCAGTTCACGCCGCTTCGACTCCGCCTCGCGCATGGCGGCGAGCGCCTGCGGCTCGTAGTGGTCGATCAGTTCATCCAGCACGGCGTCCGGCAGGGCGCCGGACATACGCCGCCGGATCTCGGCCCGGTCGATGCGCATCGGGCTCATCCCGCCGCCGCGCCAGGCCGAAGGGCGCTGCAGCAGGGCCCAGAGCCGCCCGCCCTCCTCCGTCGTCGGGCGGTGCTCTACTTCGGGGCAGAACTGTCCGTTGCGGCCGCGCCGGCCTTGGCTGCACGGCTGGTCCGTCGCCTTGCAGCTTTCGCGGCAGTATCTCGGGTTGGGGCCTGCGCCGTCCGCCCGGAAGAACCAGGCTGCGAGGCCCCCGAGGGCTTTCCCTCGGCGAGGATCCGGTCGGACAGGGCCGATATGTCGGCCATCAGCTTCCGCTCCAGCCCGTCGTGCAGCAGGGCCACGGCCAGGGTCTGGCGGTTGATGGGGGCGACGGTCTCGCCGTCCAGCGAGATCCCCTCCCAGGCGACGAGTCCTTCCAGCACCACCTCGACGCTGCCGATCAGCATGCCGATGCGCCCGGCCTGGTCCGGGTCGGCCGGATTGAAGCGAGCGCCGCTCGCATCCTCGCCGCCGAGGCCGTAGTCGGCGAGCGTCGTGTCCAGGTCGTCGGCGGCCGTGGCCATGCGGCGGATGACGCCCTGGGCCCGGCGCCGGGCGGCGTCGAGATCCATCGACGTGAGCCCGCGCACCTGGCAGCGGACGCCGGGCAGGATGTGGCCGTAGTCGCGCCAGACCGGCCGCGCCAGTTCCGCCAGCTGGTCGGCCGTGGGGAGCCGGATCATGCGTAGGTCGCCACGTTATTGTTGACGGTGATGCGGGCGCCCGGCGCATCGGCGTCCTGGAAGGCGAACCAGCTGATGGTGCGCTCGATCAGGCCCGGTCCGCTGACCGCCAGTGGCGGCGCGTTCAGCATCGCCTGGGGATGCTCGAAGGTGATCTTGTGGTTGGTCAGGACGCCCAGCAGTTCGACCTTGGCGCTGAACTCGGTGTCTCCCTCCTCGATGTCGTCGAAGGCCTCGGCGACCGAGCCGAAGCGCGCCGTGCCGCCCATGGACGCAGCGCCGGGACGCAGCTCCGAAATGGTCGGGGTGGTGGACAGGAAGGCCTCCTCGGCCAGGCCGCGGTCCCAGTTCCAGGTCGCCTCGCCGGTGCGGGTGGCGGCGACGTCGTCGATCTTCAGCAGGGCGCGGCTGATGGCGCCGGCGCTGACCATGGCCGGCGGCGCGTCGCCGGCGAAATCGGCCAGGCGCGAGCGGCGCAGGCCCCGCAGCGGCAGGGTCAGTTCGAAGTCCTGGGTCTGTTCGGCGTTGACCGACAGCGACAGGCTGGGCACCGCCAGGCCCTGGTACTCGCGCACCTGGTCCGCCGCCGTGCGGATGGCCAGGGCGAAGTAGTGCGGCGTCTTCGAGCCGGAGTTCCAGACGTGCGGATAGATGCCCGACACGGCCGCCCCGGTCGTCGGCGCGCCCAGCGCGTGACGCAGCAGCAGCGGGGTGCGGCGGCTGTCCAGCCGCACCGTCAGGTCGCCCGAGAACCGCTCGAAGCCGGGCGTCGGCTTCACCGGGTCCAGCGAGTTGTGGCGCGGCAGGCCCAGCTCCGGCGACGGCCGGCGCTCGCGGCTGACGTTGCCGCTGAAGCTGACGAAGGGGATGTTGATCCAGTCGTCCGCCGCCGGCGCGGTCGTCGCATCGGCCATCGGCGCGATGCGCATCTCGCAATCGGCGCCGTAGAACAGGTCGTCGGGCATGAGGGCCTCCGGTGCAAGAAGCGCGGCGCCGAAGGCGCTGCCGTCGCCCTTCTCCCTCAGGGAGAAGGGGTGGGATGAGGGTCAGGTGTCAGGGGAGCGCGGAGGCTCAGAGCCTGCCGGCGATCTTCAGGTCGATCTCGGTCGCGAGGCGCAGGACGCTCCCGGCGTCGATCGCAGCGCGCGCCTCGCCGATCGGCATCTCGTCGATCCCGCCCTCGAGGGTGACGACCGGGACCTTGCCGGTCGATCCGCCGGCCTCGCCGTCGAGATCCCGATCCAGCGGGGCGTCGGTCTTCTTGGTTCCAGCCTTCGCGGACATGGCGCGCTCCTAGCGGGGATAGGTCAGGCCCAGCATGTCGCCGGACCGGACGCGAAAGGTGACGCCCAACACGGCCAGGGAGCCGTTGGGCGGCAGGTCACCGTCCTCGCGGCCGACCAGCCAGCAGCGCTCGGCCGCGCCGCCCAGGGTGGCGTCGTCAGTGACGGCAGCGGCCATGGCGGCGAGGCCATGTTCGAAGGTCTGCAGCCGCGCCTGGCGCAGCCGTTGCGGACCGGCGCAGGCCAGCTCGACGCGGACGTCGCACTCGACGGCCCAGACGGCGCCGTTGGGCCCGCCCATCTCGGCCCGGTTCGGCCGGGTCTGGACCTTCAGCATGGCGGCGGAACTGATCAGTTCCCGCTCGTCGCCGTTCGGCTCGAACGGGGATTCCGGATCCAGCTGCAGCCGGTCGTCCGGGCCCAGGATGTCGCCAGCACGAAGGGCCGCCTCGATGCGGCCGTGCAGCGCCTGATAGGCCGTACCGACCGGACCGATGCCCGCCATGTCACATCTCCGGTCCGGTCAGTCGCGCCTGGACGCCGCCCTGGTCGCGCTCGAAGGCGGCGATGAAGCGCCGGGCGATCTCGTCGGGCGCATCGCGTTCGGTGCGGCGGCGGATCACGTCGCCCCGCAACAGGCGGGGCAGCCGCGGCTCATGGATGACCCAGAACACGACCTCGCGGTCGTACTCGCCCTTTCGCAGGGCCCGGACCCCGGCCTTGCGGCGCTTTCCGGTCCGGCTCAGCCCCTTGTCCAGCTTGGCCACGAACACCCCGACCAGGTCGTCGTTGCCCGGCGTCGGGATCCACTGCAATCCGCCGTAGCGGCGCAGGGCCACGTCGAAGGTCGAAACCGACTTGGACGCCCGGCCGCTCGGCCGGCGCACCCGCCCCTCGCCCCAAACCGCGGCATTCGGGACCAGGGCCCCCTTCTTGCCGTTGACGGTGACGGTCGCGCCCTTCTCGAAGGCCATCGTCACCTGCGGCATGGTCGAATAGACCAGGGCCGCCGGGTTCAGCGTCTCCTTCGCCCCGGCGGGATAGAACCGCACCCGCCATGTCTTCTGCAGTTCCGCCCCCCGCGCCAGGCGCGAGGAGGCAAAGTCCTGCCGCAGTTTCGATTGCAACCCCTGGGCCGTGCCGACGATGGCCGTCCGGGCCGCCCGGGCGACGTGGCTGCGGCCCTTGCGCATCTCGTCGTCGAGGTTGCCCAGCAGGGCCGCGCCGATCTGCATCAGGATCGCTCCCTAGGCGGGCTCGACGTCGCAGACCCACCAGCCGCCGTCGTCGGGCGCTTCGGGGACGGCGGCGAGCGCCCAGGTCTCGCGGGCGCCGCTCCAGGGCGCGGCGCCGAACTGGATCAGGTCGCCGCGACGGGGCGACGGCACGCCAGCGCGGCGGAAGCGGACGGTCGGCTTGGACCGCACCCAGGCGGTCTGCTGGATCTGCTCGGCCTCGCTCGGCCGCTCCAGCACGGCGCGGATCTCGACGTCCGTCGCCGGCGCGTCGAGCGAGCGATAGACGGCCGGATCGCAGAGATGCGTCTCGACCGCGTCGTCGATCCCGAGGACCAGGTCGGTGAATGACATGCTGGGCCTCCGCGTGAGGAAAGCGCGGGAGCGAGCGGCGCTCGCCCCCGCGTCAGGCGGGCGATCAGCCCGGGTCGGCGCCGTCGTCCAGGTCGACCACCAGGGCCGGCTGGCTCCAGACCGGCAGGGCGTTCATCTGGTACGCCCACTCCTCGCCGCGGCCGTGCTTCATCGGCTCGACCGTCATGTGGATCAGGTCCGCGGTGTCGCCGACGCTGCCCAGTTCGGCCATGTCGATGGGCGGCGCGACGTAGGTGCGCTCCACGTCGATCGTGCCGGTCGGGTAGGCGTGCCCCTCGCCCTCGTCGATCAGACGAACGGTCGAGTCCGCGCCCCAAGGAGTGTAGCGGGCGCGGTACTCGCGCAGCACGAGGCCGGCGCGGGTGTCGAACGTGCGGCTGAAGCCGTTGGCCGACTGGCTGCGGCCGACCGCCAGAAGGGCCTGGGCTTCCGGCGTCTGCAGGAAGTACTTCTGGAAGCTGGCGTGGTTGATCAGCGCCGTCATGAACTCCGGCGAGACCCGCGCCTCGATGCCGTTGGCCGTCTCGTTGATCAGGTGATCCTCGATCCAGGCGACCACCTCCTCGATCTTCTCGGCCACATTGGTCGAGGTGTTGGCGAGGTCGAAGTAGACCGTCTTGCGAGTGACGCCGAAGATGGAGTTGAGGTCGTAGAGGGTGTCGCCGGCGCCGTCTTTGATCAGCCCCTTCAGCGCACCCATCTTCATGACCTCGAGGGTCATGTCGAACTTCAGGCGGTTGCGGCGATGCCGCTTCTCGACGAAGCCGGCCAGCGTATCCTCGCCGTCGCGCGAGCGGCGGGCCATGGCCAGCCAGTCGCGAAGATCCACGGCCATGACGCTGTCTTCGTGGCTGACGTTCGGGATCTTCAGGATGATGCTGGACGACTTCTCGTGCCGGGCGATGCTCGACGGGCGGCCGTCCGGCGTGGCCGGCAGGGCGCGGATGACGCCGTTTTCGATGATGATCTCGACGAAGGCCGTGGGCAGGCCTTCGGCCGGGAACATGCCGTCGGCGTTCAGCTGGCCGAAGGTCGACGGGATGGTGTTGATGGACGCGACGTGGTCGGCGGCCAGGAACGGCAGGGCGGATGCGCCCTCAAGGACTTCGGGGTCCATCGGGACCTCCTTTTCTCGGGATGATGTGAGGGAGCGCCCTGCGGGTCGTCAGGGCCGCGGCGCGTCAGGGCGCACGCCGCGGCCGTTTGGGTTCGGGCTTAGCCCGAGACGCGCGGCTCGATGCCGAGCGCCTTGAGCGCCTGATAGGCGGCGGCCTTCTGGTCGGCCGTGGCGCCGTCCGGCCAGACGATGTTCTCGCGGCGCAGGATGGCCCGGCCGCGAGCAAGGACGTTGACCTTGCCGTCGACACCGACGTCGGCCACGGCGTTCTCCAGGAAGACGCCGGCGATGAACTGGCTGCCGTCCGTCCCGGCCGGGTCCCAGGCCACGGCCTTGCCGTCGTCGTCGGGGAAGTTGACCCCGATGGTCCATCGGTCCCCGGCGGCGAAGTCGGTCGCGCCGTCGGCCAGGGTGAAGTTGATGCCGCCGTTGTAGGCCACGGCGACCGTGCCGGTGCCGTCGACCGTGCCGTCCGGGCGGGTCACTTCGAACTCGCCGGCGTTGGAGGCGGGTTCGATGATGACGACGTTCCAGACGCCTTCCTGGGCGCCGGCGTCGGCCGTCACCGTGCCGATGGAGCCGTTGCCAGTGTTGCCGGCATCAGCGGTCGGCGTGACGGCGGCCGTCCCGCGATCGACGATGGCGGCGAGCTGGCCGAGCGAGACCTCGCGGGCGGTGCCGACGCCGCCCTTCAGGGTCAGGCGGCTGGTCGTGTAGGTCGAGTCGGACTCGGAGTGGATGAGATCGCTGAGGCCCATGGCCGCAGCGGCGATTGCATAGGCGCGCATGGTCATGGCGGCCTCCTCTTCGGTTCAGGTTGGGAATGCCCTGAAGGCGGGAGCCCCGGCCCGTCAGGGCGCGGGCCGGGGCTGGTGTCGGATCAGGCCGCCGCGGTGCGCCGCGCCTCGGCCCGGCGGGCCAGGGCGGAGGGCTGAGCATCGCCGCTGGAGCCGGCCGTCGCGTCCGGGCCCAGGCGCTTCGAGCCGGCCATGGCGGCGCCCAGCTGGCGGACGGCCTTGGGCGCGGAGGCATGGGCGGCGATCGTCGCCTTGAACTGGGCGAAGGTCTGGCCGGTCGCGATGGCGGCGTTGGCCAGGTGCGGATGGGCCTTGGCCTCGGCGCTGCCGGCGATGCGCTGGGCGTCGGCCTGGGCGCCGGACTGGGCCGTGGTGTCGTCCGCCGGCGGATCGGCCGGAGGCTCTTCCTCGGGCTTCTCTTCCTCGTCCGGCTCGTCGAGGATTTGCTGAATGCGATCCAGCTTGTCCTCGGCGGAGGCGTCGATGGCGGCGATGCGCTCGGCCTTGGACTGGCGGGGCGCGGTCGTGGTGCTGCGCATGGGGGTCTCCTTGGATGCAGCGGGCGCGGAGCCGGAGACCGGAGCCGCAGGGGGTTGGGAGTCCTCGGCCGTGCCTTCGGCGGGCGCGGCGATGTGGGCCAGCAGCTGCTCGAAGGCCTGCTCTTCCGTGGCGATGCCGTCGACGAAGCCCAGCGCCTCGCCGGAGCGGGCAGGGTCGTCGTGGCGGGCCATGTAGGCGTCGGCCTGGGTGGCGAGCAGCGCCTCCCCGGTCAGGTGAGGCCTGCCGGCGGAAACGTCGGCGATGAAGTCGCGCCCTACCTGGGCGACATCGGAGGTGAGCGCCGTCAAGGCGGTCTCGCTCAGTGACTTCCACCAAGCCCCGTCGGTCTTCAGGCCGTCTGCCGGGAACTCAATCGACGTGATCTCCACGCCTTCCTTGGCGAGCGCTGCGGACCAGTTCTCGTGCACGATGACCGCGCCGATGGATCCGACCAGGCCGACGCCCGGCGCCAGGATCCGGTCCGCCTGGGCGGCGATCCAGTAGGCGGCCGAACAGGCCATGTCGGCATAGACCCAGATCGGCTTGCCGCCGGCGGCCTCGCGGTTGTCGCGGATCAGGGCCGCCAAGGCGGGCAGCCCGCCGCCGACCACGCCGCCGGGGCTGTCCAGGCGCAGGAACACGCCCTTGACCCGTTCGTCGGCCAGAGCCTCCCGGAACGCGATCGTCAGGGTGTCGTAGCCGTGGAAGACGTCGCCGCACCAGATGTCGCCGCGCTCCACCAAGGGCGTGTCGCAGCAGATCAGGGCGACGCCGCGGTTCAGGCTCCAGCAGAAGCCAAGGTCGTCAGGCTCGCCGGCCCAGCGCGGGGAATAGGCGAGGCGCTCCTCCAGCGGGACTTCGGGGATAGGGTCGCCCGCGGCCTCGGCGTCCTCCATCGCGAGCGGCGCTCGCCGGCCCTGCCCCACGAAGCTCAGCTTGCGCAGGATCGCGTCCATGCGGCTGGGCCGCTCGAAGGCACGAGGGTCCAGCGCCCGCAGCCGCTCGGCGTACGACCGGGCGGCTGTGGACGTCATCAGGACGGGGCGGCCCGCATAGCGGGTCGCGAGGCTGGCGGGATCGCGCATGGGAACCTCGGTCAGGCCGCGCGCTCGGCCAGCGCGGCGTTGTGGGCGGGATCGCGGCTGGTCTCGGCGGCGCGGGCCAGGGCGCCGGACTGCGTGTCCAGCTCGAGTTCGGCCCGGCGGGCCTTCTCGCGGGCCTGCTGCTCCAGCACTTCTTCCCAGTCCTTGCCCTGCTCGGCGCATTCGTCCTCGAGGGTGGAGACCTTGGCCTCAATCCTCGCGGCGGCGGCGTCGATCTCCTTGGTCGGGTCGATGAAGCCGCGACCGGGACCGATCCAGCGCGACTGGGCGTAGGCGTCGACCGCGTCGTAGAAGTCCGGCGCGCCTGCGGGCATCTCGACGTAGCCGCTGTCGAAGGCCTCTTCGAGCCAGGCCACGAACAGGGGCTTGACGATCTGGGCCTCCAGCCGCGCCACCAGCTCCTGGGTCTCGTTCCAGGCCGGGATCATGGCCGCCCGCGCCGACGAATAGTTCGTCTGCGAGTAGTCCATGGTCAGCTCTTCGTAGGTCACGCCCAGCGAGGCCGCGATCAGGCGGATGACGGCGCGGATGAAGGCGTCGAACTGGCTGACGTCCTTGGCGCCGGTCTGCATCTGGATCTCGTCGCCGAAGGGCAGCACCGGCATGCGGGCGCCGCCGTCCAGCGAGACGGGATGCTTGTCGTAGAAGCCCTCGCGGCTGCTCTCGTAGCCGCGGATGTCCTCCATCGACAGGCTCTCGGACACGGCGTCCGGACCGGCGCTGGACTTGATGAAGGCCACCATCAGGGCGTTGATCGTGGCGGCCTGCAGGGTCGCGTCGGTGAAACGCGACAGGGCGCGGAAACTCTTCAGCGAGGCGGCGAAACGCGAGACGCCGCGCGTCTGGCCCGCCTCCTCGCAGTCGAAGGTATGCAGCACCTGGGGGCGGCCCCAGGGCGTGAAGCGGTCATAGCCGGTCCAGTTCGGCCGCGCCGTGGCCACGCCCAGCTCGGAGGGGTGACGCTCGCGGATCCAGTAGCGCACCGGCACGCCGGCGGCGTTCCGCTCGACCCCGCCCGCCAGCTGCGGGCTGTTCGGCTTGCCCGTCGGGTTGGACAGGCGGTCCGGGTGGACGATACGCAGCCGGGTCCGATAGCGGGTCGGCTCGTCGTCGGCATACTCGACCAGACCCAGCGCCTCGCCGTCGATCATGTCGTGGCTGACGATGAGGCCCAGCAGCTGGCCGAGGTTCTTCTGGCGTTCGGCGTCGATCTGGAAGTCGTGGCCGTAGGCGAAGGGCCGAAACTCGGTCTCGATGGCGGCGCCCAGCTCGCGGGCCTGCTCGATCGAGATCCCCAGCGCGCGATAGTCGGGCCGCGACGAGAGGCGCCAGCCCTTGCCCACGGCGGCCGTGCGCTTGCGCTTCACCGCCGACTTGGCGACCGGGTCGTTGCGGTGCAGGGCCCGGACCCGGGCGACCGAGGTGTTGCGGTGCGGCAGCCAGGCCCGGTCGGGCGAGCGCATGGTCGCCACGTCGGCCATCATCGGGTCAGTCTGGGAGCCGGCGTCATAGGCGGCCGGGACCAGGCTGTCGCCGATGGTCCCCACGCCGCTGGCCATGGCGCGCACGACCATGCCCACGCCCTGGGGCAGCGGGCGACCGGACGCGTCGAGCAGGCGGCGGGGCTGGGACATGGGCGGGAGCCTCCGGCAGAGGGTGGAGAGGGGCGGCGCGGCCCGGACGCGCATGGCCACGCACGCCCCTCTCCGATGCGCGGCATGCGCAACGATGCGAGCGGCGCTCGCTTAGACGAGAGGGCTCGCTACCTCGGCGCTCGGCTGAACATTTTCGGAGGCGGAGGCCGGAGCGGCGACCTCCGGCGCCGGCTTCTCGCGGCCCTTCCTGCCCGGCTTCTTCTCCTCCGGCGCGGCTTCGCCGTCGCCGGCGAGCGCCTGCAGCTCCTTGTTCGCAGCGTCGACCCGCGCGATCAGCGTCTGCGGCACGGGCCGGGACGGAAACTTCACCAGGGCGGTGACGGCAGCAGCGTGCTCTGCGCTGGCCACGGCGAGGCGCTTTATCAGATCAGTCATCGGTCCCTCCTTCGGGGGTTCAGGTCCGCCAGCGGAAGCCGATGGCTCCGCGTCGGCGTCCGGTGCGGCTGGCGCCCTCGGCCTCGAGGGCGCAGATCTCGGCGTCGAGCCGGTTCAGGTCGGCGGCGCCGTAGTCGACGCGGCGGCCGTGGGCGGTGACGCTCTCCACCTGGCTGCCGCTGATCAGGCGGTCGCGGGCGGCCTTCAGCGACGCCAGGCGTGCGGCGTCTTCGGTCGAAAGGGCCATCAGAGCTTGCTCCGGCTGTCGTGCCAGCCCCGGCTCTCGTTGCCCGGGTTCTCGGCCGTCTTCGCTTCCGGGACCTGCGGCGGCGCGGCGTCGGCGTGTTCGAACAGCGGCAGCACGGCCTCGGGCCGGGCGGCGCGCGCCTCGAACAGCATCTGCCACTCCTCCGGCGTGCGCCGGAACGCGCCTCGGAACCAGGCCAGGCCGCGGGCATAGACCGCGAGGTCGAGCCGCTCGTTGGCCTGGCCGGCGATGCGCTCCCACCAGCCCCGCGCGTTCGACCGCATGGTCTTCGGCTGGCGGAAGACCTCGGCCACGTACTGCTTGAAGTCCTCGTGGGTCGCGTCGGCCGGGTTGTAGAGCCCGCCCGGCAGCCGCCCCGTCTCCTCCGTCGCCGCGATGGTCGTGGCCAGCATGGCGTAGACGGCCGACTTCAGTCCGTAGCCGCCGACCAGGTGCGGCTCGACGGTCAGGCCGCCCGACTTCAGGTGGATCGTGCGCCGCTTCCCCTTCACCAGGGGCAGGGAGTCCGGATCCGACGCGCCCTTGATCGCCACCACGTTGTGACGGCCGCGCACGAAGCGATAGACCCGCTCGGTCACGCCCTTCTTGCCGCCCAGGTCGATGCCGAAGATGTCGAAACCCAGCGGTATGGTCGCCTCGCCGTCGAAGCGGCGGGCCACGACCTGGGCCAGGGCCGACCAGGCCTCCGGCTCCAGCGGGTCGATCTCGATCACGCCCCAGTCGAACCGGGCCATCGAGAGGTCCGGGCCGACGGCGTAGGCGTCCCACTCCACCCGGTCGCCCTGGACGTCGGCGGCGCCGATGATCTCGCAGGCCCAGGCGGGGACCAGGCCACGCTTCACGAACCGGCCGCGCGACTCGAACAGCTTCTGGTGCGGCGGCGCATCGACCGTGGGGTCGTAGGCCATGCCCAGCTTCTGCTGGGTGAAGACCTTCAGCGCCTCCGGATCCTTGCCCGTGGCCACGTCGCGCTTGGCCTGGTCGTACTCGTTCCAGAGCAGAGTCCAGGACTTGAACGGCGAATAGAGCTGCGACAGGTGGAAGCTCGGATCCCGCCCGGCCGAGCCGCGCGAAAGCCAGTGCGCCAGCCAGGAGGCCGGGAAGGCGTCCGGCGGGGCCGGGTTCAGGGCGTTCACCGCCGCGTACTTGTCGTCCGGGTCGCGGTCCTCGTAGGTCTTGATCCAGCGGCCGCCCGCCAGCATCGCCGGCTTGTGCACCTCGTCGATCTGCTGCTCGCAGCCGGCGCACTGATAGGCGACGCGGCCGGCATGGGCCATGGACGGGACGAGGCGGTCCAGCAGCAGATGCTGCCTGGCCTCACAGTGCGGGCAGGCGACGTAGTACAGCCGCTGGTCGCCCCGCTCGTACATCACCGTGATGCGGCAGTCCGGCAGGGTCTTCGGCGTCGACAGGTACAGGCCCTTGAAGTCCTCGTGCCCGTCGCCGCGCGTCTGCGCCTGCTTGATCGGGTCGCCCCGCCCGCCGGCGTCGGCCGGGAATTCGGACACCTCGTCGCAGATCAGGCGCTTCACCGAACGGCCCTGCAGGCCCTTCGACGAGATCGCCGTCGTCACGATCAGGAAGCCGCGCCGGAATCGCTTGGTGGTCGAGGTCGAGCCGGTCCGGCCGCGCTCGACCACTTCGAAGATGCGCTTCCTCAGCTCCGGCGTGGCGTCCACGGTCGGCTGCCACTTGGTGACGTTCCAGTTCCGCAGCTCGTCGAGGCTGGGCAGCACCATCATCATGGCCGTCGGGTCGTCGACGACGGTCTGGCCGATCCAGTTCAGCGCGATCTCGGACTTGATCAGCTGGGCGCCGGCCTTGATCGTCACCGATCGGGCCGGATGGTCCGCGTCCAGGCACTCCATCGGCTCGACGCCGTAGGGCGTGGTGGCGTTGCGCCACTTCCCCGGGCGCGATGACCCCGATTCCGCCCCGACGTACCGCTCTTCCTCGGCCCACTGCGCCACGGAGCGCATCGGCGCGGGCTCGGCGGCCTCCGCCAGGGCGCCGAACACGACCGTGCCCGCCCTGGCCAGGCCGGCGATGCCGGCGAAGGCGCTGGCCATGGCCGGTCAGTGCGCTCCGGCGGCGAGCAGGGGCAGGTCGGGGTCGATATCCGCCGGATTCGACGCCGCCGAGGCGTCCTGGTCGGCCAGCTGCTGCATGTCGCGCGCGAACTGGCCCATGACCGCCTCGAATTCCTTCGCCAGGTAGCGCGCCAGGGCCACGGCCTTGTCGGGCGCCACGCCGAACTGGGTGCAGATGCCCGCCGCGGTGTCGCGATGGCCCTGGCTGACCCGTTCCCGCAGTTTCGCCACCGCCTGGGCCGCCGCATCCTCGACGGCGGACACCTCAACCAGCTCGCCGGCCATCTTGCCCAGCTCGAGCCGCTTGATGGAGAGCTCGACGCCCTCCTTCTCCGCCTTGGCCGACCGCTGCGCCGGCGCCTGCGGCGCACGAGCGGCGCTCGCGCCCTGCCCGCCGACGATTTCCAGCGCCCGCAGCCGCTTAGCCTCGTCCATGTGGCCTTCGAGCAGGACCAGAGACGCCTCCGCGTCCACCCCGCCCTCGCCCTCGACGATTCGACCGGCCCCGGCGTGCTTCGAGATCATCTGTTTCGAAACGCCGCAGAGCGACGCGAAGGCGGACCGCTTCATGCGTCAACCCTCCCGTCCACCGACAACCGTTTTCGTAAACCGGTCCACTAAAAGACCCTGGGGCCCCGAAATGCCGTATACGTCAGGGGTTCGGGGAAGGACCCGCGGGGCCGTCGGGCCTCGAGGTCAAGTGCGATCGGCTCGCAGTTGTCGCTTTTCGGTCCACGAGAAAGCCCGCCGCGGCGGACCGGGCGGGCTCTGGACGCTCTGAGAGCGATGGACCCTGAATGCTCTTAGTGGCCCCGCCTGTCAAGCCGCGTGCCGAACAGCGGGTGCAGCACATCGAGGGAAGCCAGCAGGGCGCGGGTCGCCCGCTCCCTCGCCCGGCTCGCGGGCGCGAACTCACGCATGGACTTGCCTTCGCCGGCCACGGCCTTCAGCACTGCGACATGGTCCGCGCCGAGCTGCGCCGCGACCTCGGCGTCGAACTGCTGCAACTGTCGCATGCGCTGCGCAGTCCGCAGGCGAGACAGGTCCATGGCCGTGGCCGACCCTCGCCCCCCGCACCCGATGGCATCAAGCGGAGAAGACCAGCCGATGGTCGCGCTGCGGAAAATGTCGCGATAGGCAAAACCCGCCTGACGCTGCGCCAGGGACATGGCCACGGACATCAGGCCGTCGGCGTTCGACAGCCGCTTGACCCCCTCGCCGCCAGCGACCCGCGCGAGCTTCACATCCTCACCGGATCTCGCGGTCTCCAGCGCGCGCCGCTCGGCGAGCCCGGCCTCGACGGCCCGAACCTCCAGCCTCGCCTCATGCTGGGCCTGCACCTGGGCGCGCATGTCCTGCGCCATCTTGCGATTGATCCGCCCCTGCCGCCGCTCCGCCGCCGTGCGCTTGGCCCGCGCTTTCCGGTCCGCCGGGCACAGCCGGTCCGCATCGGCATCCAGGGCATCAGCCTGTCGCAGCACCTTCCGCTGCTCGTCCGTGAACGGGAGGTCTTCCTCAACCCGTGGCAGGGCCATGACGCGCTGACGCTCGGTCCGCCGAGCGCGACCGGCCAAGCGCGCGTTCTCGGCCTGCACCGCCTCGGCAGCCGCGCCGAGCACCGAGATGTATTCCGACCCGCTGACGCCTAGCTCGCGCTGCAGCCCCCACACGATCCGCTGCGCCTGGCGAACCCGCCCGGCATGGACCGCGTCGGCCGCCCGCGTCAGCGCCACCAACTGGGCCGGCGACAGGGCATCCCGCCCCAGCGGCGCCACGAATGGGATCCTGCCCACCATGATCACGGCCGGCGACTTCGGAGACACCCGGAAAGCCACGTTCATGACGCCCTCGCTGCACTGGCGACAGGCGTTCCAGCGGCGTTCCGGCCGGTGTTCCTGTCTATTTTATTGAAAGGTCTTAGGAAAAGAGAGGGTGGAACGGTTGGAACGCCTGGAACGGCAGTTCTCACGCGCGCACGGGCGCACCCTCGCAGGTGCGGGCCGACCGTTCCGCGCGTTCCACCCGTTCCGGGCGGCCATTTGTCACCGGAAATCAATGTCATCCTCCGGAACGGGAAGCGGAACGCCGCCGGAACGCGCCGTCGTGGAGGCGGCTCTTTCCAACCAGGGGGTGAGGGGGATGACGGTTGCGCGCTGCTTCCCGGCCAGGCCGAAGCGGATGCTGTCCCGGTGCCCGATGCGATAGGCGTCCCCCAGGGCGTCGAGGTAGGCGAACGTCCGCTTCCAGTCGGGCCACCGGCTGCGGGCGAACAGCTTCTCCAGGAACGGGTGCCGGTTGGCCACCAGGAGGAAGGGATCGCCCTGTTCCTCCAGCACACGCAGGCCCAGGTGCTTCAGCACATCCTCGGAGTCGGAGCGGGTCTCGTGGTCGATCCAGCGCTGGATCCACTCGCCGACCTTCAGCCGCCGCTCGTGTTTGCTCTTGCCGCTGTCGGCGTCGAACAGGAACAGCAGGGCGTCGGCGCCCGGATTGGACACGGTCTCGCTCGCCGCCCGCTGGTCCAGCAGCGGCTGCCAGAACCGCGCCTCTTCCAACGCCTCCTCCCGCGTCAGCGGGCTGTCGTGCAGCAGCAGCCGCCGCCCCGCCGCCAGGGTCGAGATCAGGTCCGCCGTCCGCGGCGCCTCCCCGGCCTCCGTCAGGGCCTGCATCATCGCCGCCACGTCGTCGCGGAACCGGTCCGCCTGGGTCAGCGCCCGCGTCAGCAGCGCGGGGGACTTGTCCGCCGCCTCCGAGATGGCCGCCTTGAGCACCGCCCGCGACGGAAGCGCCCTCTCCTCGCCGGGGGTCCGGGGGGTGGTGAGCGGCAGCAGCCGCACTTCCGCCACCCGCGTGGCCAGGGCCGGGTCCAGCCGCGGCGGACTGATCGCCGCCATCAGCACCGAGCCGACCGCCGTCTGGGTCATCGACCCGCCGTCGACCGCGCCCTGCTTCCGCGACGCCCCCGACCCGGTCGCCATCAGGCGCAGCATGTCGAGCACCCGCTCGACCGCGCCCGGCCCGTTGGCCCCGTCGCTGGCCTCCAGCTCGTCCAGCAGCACGGGCCTGGCCATGCCGGCGATGTCGCTGCGCAAGCCCGCCTCGGTGAAGCTGGTCACCACATCGCCGGACACCGCCGACAGCAGGGCGTGGACGAACTCCAGGAAGGTGGTCTTGCCCGACCCGGCCAGGGCGTAGAGCAGCAGGTGCACGCGGAACGCCGGGACCGCGCCCAGCATCGCCGCCATCACCCATCCCAGCACCAGGTCGCGGCCCGTCAGCCCCTCGTCGCCGATCGGCTCGAACCGCCACCAATCCAGCCGCTCCGAGATCCACGTCCCGTCCGCGCGACCGGCCGGCTTCGCCGACGGCGCTTCGGCCGCGGGCTGCAGCAGGTAGAGCGGCCCCTTGGCCACCTTCAGCGCCTCGCCGATGGTCTGTTTCACCGGCGCCGGCCCGTCCCCGTAGGTCCAGATCTCGTCGCCCTTGTGCAGCACCACCTCGCCCGCCGTGCCCGGCCAGACGCCCAGGCCCCGCACCGTGCGCCGGCGGTCGAACTTGCCCTTGTCGCGGCAGGCGCGGACGAACCACATCACCGCGGCCAGCTGCTCGAATTCGTCCCTCTTGTTCCGGAACAGGGTCAGGAAGTGCGCGCCCGCCCGGCAAACGAAGATGTCGGTGCGCAGCATCGGTCCGATCTTCGACGCCGGCTCGCTGCGGATCTCGCCCTCGGGCATGGCGAAGACCACGTTCTTGCCTTCGAACCCCAGCGGCGTGACGGGACAGACCGCCAGGTCCGGGTCCGGCATGGGGAACAGGGCCTTGGGGGGTGCCTCGGCCTTCTCCCCGGCCGAAGCCGGCGCGTCGTCGTCCGGCGCGTCGCGCACCGCGGCCTCATCCATGACGGCCCCGGCCAGGACTTCGATGGTGGGGTCCTCACTCACGCCGCACGCTCACTCTCTGCCCGCAGCACCCGCTGCAGTTCGGTGTTGAAATCCGCCCCCGGCGAAGGCGCTACGGCGCTGGCCCGCGCCCCCGTCGCCGTCCAGGCCGCGACGGCCAGGCGCGCGCACATCGACGCCCGCGCCTCGCTGTCCAGCAGGTAGTTCAGGGGCCTGCGCACCCCGGCGCGACCGGCGCGATGGGCCCGGCCCTTCACCCGCCACGGGCTCATGTCGCGATCGACCCCGATGACGACCCGCGCCCAGGGCGAGGCCTCTGGCGCGGGCCAGGTGAAGGGCGGCCGCGCCGGATCCGGCTGCGGATCGTCGACGTCGATGCAGCCGTCGGCGTCCCGCAGCACCCCGCCCTGCAGCCGCCCGAGGCTCAGCGCCGCCACGGCCCGCATGGGCCGCCCCGTCCGCATCCGCTCGATCGTCGCCAGCGACAGCGTCGTCTCGATCCCCTCGGCCACGGCCAGGTCCCCCTCGCCGTCCGGCCCGATCAGCCAGCCCCCGCCGTAGACGCCGTCCAGCATCTGCGGGCCCAGCATCTTCTTCCCCAGCGCCTTGTCGCGGCCCGACCCGTCCTTCAGCAGGAACGTCGCGTGCACCCCGCCGGTGAAGCCCGCCGGCGTCTGCACCCGCAGCAGCATGGCCGGCGCCCGCTTCCACGCCCCATCCACCCACTCCGCCTTCGCCGAGGGGTGGAAGTGCAGCTGCGGCGCGGCCATCGCCACGACCTCAGGCGCGATCCCCCGCGCCTTCACGAGGTAGCGTTCGGCCAGTGAGCCCTCGAAGGCCCGGGCCCCGTCCCACATCTCCGCCGCGCGCTTCGCCTTGCGGTCGTCGTCGGCCGTCGGCGCAGGCCTGCCCGTCGCCACGACCGGCTCGGCCGGCGGGCGGTAGTCGCCGCCCATCAGGGCCCTGACCGCCTCCACCACCCCGGCCGCCTTGTGCAGCTCGCGGTACAGGTCGACGACGTCCCCGCCCCGGTCGCAGTCCGCCCAACACCGCCAGCGCCCCGCGGCCGGATAGACCGCGAACGGCGCCGACTTCGACCCCTTGCCCGACTGGCAGATCGGGCACACGCCCCGCCGCTCGTTCTTCCCCGCCGACAGCTTCGTGTACTGGCCGGCGAAATCCTCCAGCGACACCCGCTCGTGCACGTCGTCGAACATGGACCGCTCAGCCATGGGCGGCCTCCGTGCGAGCGGCGCTCGCAGAGGCGCTTTCGATCGACCGGATCCACTTCACCAGGATCTCGATGTTCAGCGGCGCGCCGGCCTTCACCGCGCGCCGCTGATGTTCGGGGCAGTAGCGACGGCGCCGGGCCGGGGCGCAGCAGAACAGGGTCGCGGCGCCCTCCCCGCCGACCGGCCAGCAGCACTCGCCGGCGGCGCGCCCCATCAGGGTCGCGGGGCGCGATGCGGCGACCGCGCCGGTGAAGGCCACGACCTCACGCGGCGGGCGGGGGGCTGCGGCCATCACGCCGCCTCCCGCACGGCGAACGCCGCGTCGCTCGGCCGCGTCAGGCGGGCTTCCGCCCCCGGCGGGATGTCGATGATCCGGGCCTCGCCGCGGAACGGGCGGACCTGGGCAAAGATGAACACGGCGTAGTCCGTGGCCGTGGACCCGTCTTCCTCGTACCGGCCGCGATGGATCGGCAGCCGCTCGCTGAAGGGCGCCAACCAGGCCATCGGCCGCTCGCCGTGCAGCAGGGCGAAGCCCATGCCGCACCGGTCCCACGACCGGCGGATGAACTGCTCGATGCAGTCGTCGTGGAACGGCGGGTTGGTCGCGATCAGGTCCACCCGCCCGAAAGGCGGCGGCGCATCCGACGTGTAGTCGTACAGCACGTCGCCTAGGCCGTAGTCGAAGGCGTCGGAGGTGTGCACGGTCGGGAAGTAGTCGCGCAGGCCGTGCGCCATGTGGTGCGCCCCGGCGGCCGCCTCCCACAGCGACCGGGCGCGCGGGAACTTGCGCCGCAAGATCTCGCCCACCACTCGCCCGCCCCAGGGCGCGGTCGGATAGAAGCTGACGCCGTCCTTCTCCGGCGTGGACGCCACGCTGCCCTGGGGGCCGGAGCGGGCGCGCATCGGCTGGGTGTGTTCGGTCCGCGTCGACCAGCGCTTGGCCCGGGCCGCGACCAGCGGCGAACACCGCTCCCACGCATCCGCCGCCGCCGGCAGGGCCGCGCGGTAGCGCTGGCCGCCTAGGCGGTCCGACCCCATCCGCTCGGCCAGGCCCATCTGCACCAGCACCGCCAGCACGGCCCCGTCCATGACGCCGCGCACCGAACAGGTCCCGCCAGGCCCGACCTCGATCAGCTTTCCCAGCACGGCCAGCCGCGTCGGCGACATGGGGATGTGGTTGAAGACGGCGGCGGTCACAGGTGCCAGTCCCCATCGCGATAGACTTCGAAGCGGAGACGGCGCGGATCAAACCGGAGAAACTGGGCAGACCATCCGGCGTAGAGCGTGGCGTGGTCGAAGTAGAGGACCCCCAAGGCGTCGAGGCCGTTATCCCCGAGCCGTCGGCCCAAGAGGATGGCAAGGCTGCAACCGAGGCGCATCAGCCCGCGCCGCCACAGCGGCATCTCTGCTACGTCGCCGTCGATCGCGCAGTCCTGACCGGTGCCGTCGTAAAGGGGGGCGGTCCACAGATGGCCCAGGGCACGCCGGATGGCGGCTCGGTCGGCCGCGTCCTCCTCGACGTACATCTCGCGCATCAGGCAGTCCCAGCGCACGTTCGACATGCCGTTTTCGAACGTCAGCCCGTGACGCGCCTCCAGGCTGGCAAGCCTTGCGCGATTGGCCGCGACCCGGTCAGCGAGCGCGCTCATGCCGCCACCCGCTCGGGCTGGGCCGCGTCGAAGTTCGCGGCGATCAGGGCGGCCGCGGGGTCGGGGCAGACCATGTTGCCGACCATCTTGTTGATGTCGGTCTTGGTCACGCGGTTGCCGGCGACGTCGAAGCCCAGGACGTAGCCCTTGGGCACGCCCATGGCCGCCGCCAGCTCCGTCTCCGGGTCCAGCATCCGCATGCCGATGTCGACGATGCGCCAGGCCACGCCCGCCACCACCACCAGGCCAAAGCGGGCGCGGCTGGTCACGCTGTGCAGCGGATCGGCCAGATCCTGCGCCGTCGCCGTGCCGTAGTACTTCACCAGGAAGGCGCGCAGCTCGCGCTCGCGGCCGAAGGGCACGGCCATGTCCTGGTCGGCCTCGAGGATGGTTTCCAGCAGGCCGTGGTGCCCGCCCTGGGCGCACACCGCGCCCAGGGGCTCGCCGACGTCGCCGCCATTGCCTTCGTTGGACCCCCGGAACTGCGTCAGGGCCGCCGTCACCAGCCGCTGGTTGGCGGCCTTGCTGGCGATCGTTGACACCGGCGACCGGGCGTCGTGGCCGACCATCCCGGTGTTCGCCTGTTCCATGAAGGCGGCGACCAGGCTGTGGCGTGGCGCGCCGGCCATGACCGTGTGCAGCGGTTCGGTCGGCAGGTAGCCCCGGCCGTTCTCCGAAAACTTGGTCAGGAAGGCCGAGGCCGGGGGGAACCGCGGCGAGGCCGTCACCGTGTGCAGCGGGTCTTCGAGGGACGACGCCCGCACGTTGGCCGGGTCGCGCTCGCCGTAGAACGACGTCAGCACCGGCGCCACCATGGCGAACTCCCCACGCTTGGCGCAGGTCACCGTCTTCAGCGGGTCGCGGACGTCGTAGGTCCGGCTGTCGCCCTTGTGCGTCACCGGCACGATGAACGGGTCGGCGTTGCCGATGGTGTAGCGCAGCAGCCCCTTGGCGATGCGCGCCAGGGTCGCTTCCTCCAGCGGGCGCTTCACCCGCAGGACCCGGGCCTCCTCCGGCGACAGGAAGATCGACGGGCAGGGCCGCGACCAGTCGATGATGTCCGCCGCCGCCCGATACGGCTTCAGGCCCCGGGCCGCGGCGGTCTGGCGCGGCGCGTGGGTCGGCGCCGGCCACACGATGGGCCGGCCGTCGCGCCGGGCGATCAGGAACAGGCGCTTGCGGCTGGTCGGCGCGCCGTAGTCGGCGGCGTTCAGGATGCGCCATTCCACGGCGTAACCGCAGGCCTCCAGCCGCCGCACCCACTTGGCGAACGTCTGCCCCTTGCGCGCCGGGTCGGGGACCAGCCCGCCCTTGCCGTCCGGCTTCACCGGCCCCCAGGTCAGGAACTCCTCGACGTTCTCCAGCATGATCACGTCGGGCTTGCGCAGCTTGGCCCAGGGGATGGCCACCCAGGCCAGGCCGCGCACCCGCTCGCTCACCGGTGCCCCGCCCTTGGCCTTGGAGAAGTGGCGGCAGTCCGGCGACAGCCACAGCAGCTCGATCTCCTCACCCGGGCACACGTCGCGGCAGTCGGTGTCGAAGATGTCGGCGCAGTAGTGCGCGGCCTCCGGAAAGTTGCGCTCGTGCACCGCCAGCGCCGTGGGCCAGTGGTTAAGCGCCGCATCCACGGCCCCCAGCACATGGTGAATGGCGATGGACGATCCGCCCCCGCCGGCGAAGCCGACCACGCGCCGCTTGCGGCGGCCCTGCAGGGCGATGGAATCAGATGCGAGCGGCGCTCGTGCGAAGGAGCCATCAGCCACGGGCGGCCTCCACGGCGGCGAGCGCCTCTTCGCAGGCGAGCCGCACGTCCGGCTCGGAGCGGCCCAACATGCCGGCGATGTCGGCCCAGCCGGCGCGCAGACGGCGCTTCTGCAGGGCGAAGTCGATCTCCCAGGCGCTCATCGGCCCGCGGCGGACGCCCACCCCGTACCCCATGCCGAGGCAGGAGGCGTTGCGGTTGAAGCGCGGGCTCATCCGAACACGTCCCGGCGCGGCTCGCGCTCCGGCAGGATCTCGGCCGGCGCCGCCCGCTCCGAGGCGTCGGCCCCGGTGACGGAGACGCCCTCGACGGCATCGAGATGACGCTTCAGCCGCGCCAGCCCTTCGGCCCGCAGTTGGTCGGGCAGGTTCGGAACGGCCTGGGCGGTGCGCACCAGCAGGTACAGCGGGCTGCCCCGCCAGCGCTGTGCCCGGGGCAGGGTCGAGCGCGCGGCGGACGTCGCCGCGGCCTCCAGCTCGGCCATCCCGGCCTCGGGATCGGCCAGCACAGCGGCCGCCGCCCGGCCCAGCCGATCGAATCGGACCAGGTCGTCGGCCAGGGCCTCGCCGACCAGCAGCGACCGGCGGAACTTCGGGGCCCGCTTCACGAGGCGCCCCCGAACTTCGAGCGCAGGAACCCGCCCAGGCCTGCGGGCCTGGGCTCGGCCGGCAGCCCCAACCGCTCGCACAGCGAGGCATATGCCTCTTCCGGCGTGCGCCTCTGCAGGGCGTCCAGCACCAGGTTCATCTCCCCGCCGGTCACGGCGAACCGTTCCGCCAGCGCGTGAAGGTCGGGGAAGACGCCCAGGCTGTTGGGCGTGACGCGGACCTGGGCGAGGTAGCGCATGGCCTCGAGGGTCAGGGGAGCCGCCATCACTCCGCCCTCCCGCGCACGACGCCCGGCGCCAGCCAGGCCGGTGCGCCCTGCGGAAACCGCTGCGGCTGTCGCGAGGCGCCCGGCGTCAGCCGCCCCGGCCGCTCGGGCCAGCCGGTGACCTGACCGAGGATCGACCAGGCGTCGCGCAGGTCAGGAAGGTCGCGGGCGGTCATTGGCCGCGACCCAGGCGGATCGTGCGGGCGACCTCGTCCAGCTGCTCGCGCGCCTGTTCGATCTGGTGCAGGGCCGCGTCGCCCTCGGCCATCGAGAGCTGGCCGTCCTTCGTCGCCAGGCGCAGGCGTTGCTGCAGGTCGACGACCGCCTCGGTCGCCTCCAGCGCCCCGTTCAGGGCGCACTCCTCGGCCGTGCCTTCGTCGGGGCCGGACTGGAACAGGGCCCGGCTGTAGATCCGCTTGCCGCAGAACTGCTCCAGGTCCCAGATCACGTCCGCCGGCATGACCGCGTCGTGGTTGGGGTTCTGGTATTCGCCGAGCCGCTGGGCGCAGCCCTTGCGGTTGACCAGGGCCGCCGCCGCCGCGGCCAGCCCGCCGCATTCTCCGATCAGGCGCCGGGCGTGAAACTTGTGCTGGAGCCGGTTCATAGGAACGAACGCCTCGCTTTCCTACTGCGCCGGCGCCTGCGCGAGGGCAGGTTCGACGGCGTCATCACAGGGGGTTTCCGATGGTCCGTCCGGCAGTTCCGATTCGAGCCCGGCCAACACCTGCTCGACCCGTGCGAGGGTCAGGACGCCGATGTCTCCGCCTGCCCGCAGCAGGCCGATCTTCTTGCCGTCGTTGAACAGGAGGGTGCTCAGCCGCGCGTCACTGACGTTGCGGCGGGCCCGATAGGCGTCGCAGCGTGCGAGGAATTGCGAGATGGACATGGTCGGATTGTATGCGGGCAGTTGCCCGCATGGTCAAGGGCAAGAACCCGCGTTCATGTGCGGGCAGTTGCGCGGCAGTGTCGCGGCCATGTCCACGACCCTGCTGAACCGGATAGACGAGCGGCTCGAGGCCCTCGGTAAGTCGCCCGAGGGCGCGTCGCGCGAGGCTGGCCTGGGCCGGGACTTCATCCGGACCCTGCGCCGTCGCCCGGAGACCTCGCCCCGCGCCGAGAACCTGGCCAAGCTGGCGAGCGTGCTGGCCTGCAGCGTCGACTACCTGCTGGGCGTCACCGACGAGCCGGGCGAAGGCCCTCCCCTGCCCCTACAGCCCGAGACCATGTTGCCCATCCGCTATGAGGTGGCCGCCGGCGCCTGGCTGGCGACGGACGAGGCCGTGGACGAGCCGCTCGGCGTGCACCGGGCCCAGCTGGTCGAAGGCTACGAGCGCTGGCCGCAGTGGCTGGAGCGCGTGCGCGGCGACTCCTACAATCGCTTCATCCCCGACGGCGCCCTGATCCACGTCGTCGACGCCATAGCCATGGGTTACGAGCCCGCCCACGAAGACGTCGTTGTCGTCGTCCGCACCCGCGCCCAGGGAGCCTTCCGCGAGCGCACGGTGAAACAGGTCGTTCTGGCGCCCGAGGGCATTCAGCTCTGGCCGCGATCCTACAACGACAAGTGGTCCCAGCCGCTCGACGTCGGCGAGGACATGAACCTGGAGAACGGCGACACGGTCGAGATCGTGGCCAAGGTTCTCCGCGCCTACGTGTCCTTCTGATGCGAGCGCCGCTCGTCGCTGGCGTCTTCGTCCTGGGGCTGGCCGCCAGCCCTGCGCTCGCGGACCCCTGCGAAGCGCCCCTGCCCACCCGTGAGGGCCAGACCTTCTCCGGCCCGATCGGCTGGGTGATCGACGGCGACAGCATCTGTGTGCGCACGGCCGACGGCCTGGTCGAGGTGCGACTGGAGGACGCCGACGCGGCCGAACTCGGCACGCCCGAAGGCGAGGCGGCCAAGCGGCGGATGATGCGCAACAAGGCCCGGCACGCGGTCTGCACCGTCCGCCGCGGTCGCAACGGCCGCACGACCAGCTACGACCGGGTGATCGCCGTCTGCCGCGTCGGCGGGGTCAGCCTCGGCCGCTAGAGCTTGCCGGCGGCTTCGAGGCGTCGCGCGATCTCGTCGACGAACGCGATCTCCTCGACGTCGACCTCCCCGTCGGCGTCCACCACCCGACGCAGGGACCGCATCAGCAGCCGGGCGTCGCCGTCCCGTTCGCAGATCCGGTCCAGGGCCCGATAGAAGGCGCGCTCGTCCGGCACGAACGATGCGGCGCGGCGCCGGATTTCCCCCTCGTCCAGCGCGTCGTCGGCGCTGTCGAAGACGTGCTTCACGATCTCATCCATCTCGTCGGGATCGAGCATGCCGTCGGCGGCGCCGACGAAGGTCAGCAGAATGATCTCGTCGCGGCAGGCCTGCATGGCCAGGATCTCGTTCGACAGCCCGGACAGCACGTCGGCCGTCGCGGGGCGCAGGAACGGATGGCTGCGGAAATAGGCGAGGCCGTCGTCGTGCACCTCGCCCGTCGCCAGGTCCGTCAGCTCGACGATGCGCGATCCCAGGAAGCTGCGCAGAGCATTGCGAAAATGGCAGATCGCCCCGACCCGGACCTCGTCCAACTCCTCGCGCAGGGATCGGACGGTGATGCAGCGCCCGGTCAGGTCCTTCTTCGCGTCGGTGTAGACCATGTGGAAGGCGATGGGGTCCGCCGGAGGCGCGTCGACCATCACCATCATGGCGTCGTCGTCGAACGCTGCGCCGCCGACCGGCCGCCCGAAACGCTCCGCCCTGGCCTCCGCCGCGCGCCCCGTCAGAGCCGATCGCACGCGCACGAAATGTTCGAAGTTCAGCATGTTCCCCCGCCTCCCCACTCAACCTAGGCGCGGCCCGCGGGATCGTCATGCGGGTTCTTGCCCGCTTTTGTATTGACGCGGGCAGTTGCCCGCATCATGGTGCGACGTCTTCATCGGAGCGTTCGCCATGTCCGACCTGCCCACCCTCTACACCGCGCCAACCGTGGAAGATGTCCGCCACGCCCTCCACGCCATGCCCGGCGACGCCGACGCCTTCGCCGTCGCGGGCGACCGCGATGACCTCGCGCCCTGCGTCTTCCTGCGCATCGACCGTCAGGTCTGGCGCTTCGCGCCGGTCGACGCGATCGAACTGTCCGCCCGCCTCGGCGCCGGCGAGCGCGGCCCGCGCCTCAACCTCGCCCGCCAGGTCGCCCTGGCCGGCTGCATCGCCTTCACCCGTCAGGTCGCCGAGAGCCGCAAGTCCGGCGTGCTCGACGCGCTGGCGCACGAACAGGCGGCCGCCTGATGGCCCTTCAGCACAACATCACCGGCCACGAGGCCAGCGGGCCGCACGTCATCGTCCGCCAGTTTCCCGGCGCGCGACGCCTCCCCGCCTGGGCCATCCACGTCCTGGTCGCGCTGGCCAGCGGCACGCTCGCCTTCCTGCTCTGCAAGGCCGGGCTGTGAGCGCCCTCCTGACCTTCCTCGCCCGCCGCTCCCGCCGCATCCGGCTGGTGCGCCGCTGGGGCCGCTGGAGCGTGGCGCGATGAGCGCCCCCGCCTTCCAGACCCGGGCCGAGGCCGCCGCCCAGGCGACCGCGAGCGGCGCTCGCATGTCGCCCGCCGACTTCGCCAACCTGTTGGCGGCCCGGCGCGCGGTCGGCATTCATCTCACCCCCTTCGCGCCGCGGCTCGCCCACGCCGCCATCGACGACAAACGCCGCTGGATCAGCTCGCCCCAGGCCCGGCCCCTGAAGGCCGTGCAGACGGCGCTCGTGAAGATCGGCAAGCGCCCCGATCAGGTCAGCCTGGGCGACTACGGCGGGGAGCCCGCCCTGCTGGCGTCGCCCCCGACGCACCTGCACCCACACCTCAGCGGCGAGCCGGACGGCCTCGTCCCCTTCGCCGTCTTCCACACCGGCGTCACCGCCCCGGAGGCCCGCGCCTGCCTCGAGCAGCTGGCCGCCGAAGGCTGGACCCCGGCCGACGACCAACCCGCCCACTGAAAGGCCCGATCATGCCCACCCACGACGACACATCGACGATGAGCGCCCGGGACCGGCGCATCTATCGCAAGCTGCGCGAACTCGCCGGAAGCGACGGCTACGCCTTCGTCATCCTCCGCGGCGAGGGGGCCGAGCTCTACGCCCACGGACAGCCGGCCGAGATGATCCTCGCCGCGCGCCGCCTGCTGGAATCCGTCTGCGAACACATCCCGGCGGACAGCGAATGCAGCGGGTGCAGCACCCTGCGCGGCCTCGCCGAGGCGGGCCTGATCGGCACCACCCCGCCCAGCCCCTCCAGCACCGAGTGCCACTGATGAGCAGCATCACCCCGACCGTGCTGGCGGTCTCCAACGCGCCCCTGATCCGCTGGATCGCCGAGAACCCCGGCGCCGAACCCGGCTGGACCGCGCTCGGCCGAGCGGTCGGGCGCGACACGTCCAACGTGGCCCGCTCCGTCGCCGCCCTGCGCGCCGCCGGCTTCGTCGCCGCCGACAGCCTGACCCTGACCGCCGCCGGTCGCGCCCTGCTGCCCGGTCTCGACGCCCTCGAAGGCCGCTCTCCTGCCCCTCCTGGGGGAGGTGGACGCGAAGCGGACGGAGGGGGCAATGCCGCCCCGACCGCCTGGCCCCACGATCGCCTGCGCCCCAACCCGCTCAATCCCCGCAAGGCCATCGACCCCGTCGAGCTGGAGGGGCTGGCCGAGACCATCGTGTCCGGCCGCCAGATCCAGCCCGTGGTGACCTTCCCCGCCGACGAGCATGGCGTCCGCACCCTGCGCGCCGGCGAGCGCCGCTGGCGGGCCGTCGGCCTGCTGATCGAACAGGGCCGCCTGCCCGCCGGCCACCCCATGCCCTTCGTCGAGGCCCCCTCCGAGCCCGGCCAGGAAGAGGCCGAGACCCTGCTCGACGCCCTGGTCGAGAACGGCCAGCGGGCGAACCTGCCGGCCCTGGATGAAGCCCAGGCCTACGCCGCCCTGATCGAGCGCACCGGCTGGTCCGCCGCCGAGGCCGCTCGCCGCACCGGCAAGCACGTCCGCCTGGTGCAGGAAGCCGTCCAGATCATCCGCAAGGCCACGCCAGAGGCCATCGCGGCGCACAAGCGCGGGGAGATGACGTGGGAGGCCCTGCGCGAAAGCTGCCGCGACCTCGACCTGACCGACAAGCTGGCCCTGGTGCTGGTGGAACTGGCGGACAAGGTGGAGACGGACGGGGTCCACGTCCCCGCCTCCTGGGCTCCGAAAGCGGACGCCTACCGCTGGGCGGAACTGGTCTTCGTCCCCCGCGGGGGCGGCGCCGCCACCCTCTACGAACGCGGCCTGATCGAACTGATCGAACGCGGCCCGCACGGCCTCGCCCGGGTCCGCACCGAAGACCCGCGCGTCGAGCGCTGGCTGGCGGAACACGGCTTTCACGACCGCCGCGCCGAACTGCTTGCCGAGATCCGCACCGCCGTCGTCGGCGACACGGCGGCGAAGCTCGCGGCCGACGAAGGATTCTACGTCACCGACTTCCTCCGCACCGTGGATCCGGCGCAGACCGCCCTGGAGGATTTCACCACCCCCGGCGCCCTGCGCGCCGACCCGGCCGACGCCGCCGACGCCCTGCAGGCCCGCGTCGAACGCGAGAACCCGGTGCGCGACAGCGCCTCTCCTCCCCCGCCTGGGGGAGGTGGCCGCGAAGCGGACGGAGGGGGCTCAGCCGACGCCCCGACCCTCAAGCCCCGCACCGCGCTGGCCCTGATCGAACTGGCCCGCGCCTGCCAGACCCGCGACCTCGTCCACGCGGGCATCAACGGCTCGGCGACCCAGGTCCACCAGGAATGGACCTCGGCCGAGTTCTGCGAACTGCTGCACCACAAGCTGGCGAAGACCGTCGTTCTGCCCGGCAAGCCCCGCGCCGCCATGCTGACCGACGCCGGCCGCGCCGAGCTGGTCCGCCGCGGCTGGGCCTATCCGACCGCCGACGGCGCCGGCATCCACTACAACCCCAAGGGCCTCGACGCCGCCCGCCAGGCCGCGGGCCTACCGGCCCTGACCGACGACACCTGGCACGACAACGCCAGCGCCTTCCTCGACCTCAGCGCCGCCCTGCCGCCGCGCCAGGCGGGCGACCTGCCGCCGCTCACCCCGGCCCCCGACATCCTGCCGCCCGACCGCCCCGGCGAGCCCGGCGCCATGGACGCCGAAGTCTCCCGCGGCCAGGAACTGGCCGCCCGCGCCGCCCGCCTGGTCGCCCAGGGCGTCGGCAGCGACGAAGACATCGCCGAGTTCCGCGAGCTGCTGCTGGACTGCATCGGCGAAGGCCCGGTCCAGTACGGCGACAACGGCTACCTGCTGAACGCCCGCGAGGAAGTGCTGGCCGTCATCGACCCCGAAGGCGACCAGCCCTACGGCCTCGAGGCCGTGCTGGCCATGCTGACCGTCTACGCCGTCAACGGCCTGGCCGGCCTCCCCAACCCCTTCAAGCCCAAGCCGGTGGAGTCCACCCGCGACTTCGAAATGGCGGGTGCGTGATGATCCCGCTCGCCATCCTCGGCCTGGTCTACCTCGCGGGTACGCTGGTCGGTGCCTGGGCGATCCGCTGGGTCGGCCTGCGCTGGCTCTGGCTGGCCCTGCTCTGGCCGCTGGCCATCCCCTTCCTAACCGCCAGCGCCCTGGCCCGCCGGCGCACCTTCACCCCCTACCTGCAACTGGAGCCGTGAGCATGACCCGCCTCACCCGCACCTTCAGCCAGGACGACGCCAACGCGGGCCGCACCTGGTGGAGCGACAACATCGGCCGCTACGTCCGCCTCCAGGATATCCCCCTGACCGAACTGGCGCGCCTCGTCGCCAACGCGCGCGGCCACTGGCCCGGCGCATCCGTGGGCTCTGTGCACCAGGACCTGCTGGCGGCGACGACCGAGGAACTCGACCGGCGCCGGACCGGCTGGGGCCGGAAGGAGCCCGGCCATGCCTGAGACCCTCCGCTTCTCTGCCGCGCCGGAGGCGCCCGAGCTGGTCCCCGGCAAGGTCTGGCACGAGATCCTGACCGCCCTGGTGGGCGACGACCGCGCCCGCATGTCCTACCGCGACCTGCGCAACATGACCGGACAGGGCGAAGACCTGTCCAACCGCGCGCGGCACAAGCGGATGTGGGTCGCCATCAGCCCCATGCTCGACGCCGGCTGGATCGCCGCCAGCCGCGGCGAGGTCCGCATCCTCCCCGCCGGCCGGCGCGAGCTCGACGCCTGCAACCGGCGAGCGGCGCTCGCCCAGGCCGGCGAGGCCGCCTGACCCCATGCCCGCGCTCCGGCTCATGCTCGCCGCCGACCGGCCGGAGGCTCCCGCCTCCGAGCCCTCGCGGCCGCTTGAGCCGGAACTCGTCGACCTGATCCGCGCCATGGCCCGCGCCGACGCCGCCCGTGAGGCTCACTGCAGCGAGGCGGTTGTGCCTCTCGCAACAGCCAGCGTATGACTCCGACCGCTTCCGCCAACTCAGAGTGGAGCGATCTCGACGGGTTCCACGTGCCCAAGCACTCGAAACGAGAGATAAACGCCGTCGGCGAGAAGCTCCGCGGTTTCCTGCCATATCCCTACAGCGACGAAACCGTCCAAATCTTCCGGACCGTTCACGAGCTTCGTCTGGCTCACGTCGAGCCAATGCGGCGGGCGCGCCGGGAGCTCTCTACCGCTGCACGCAAACTGAGCGAGAGCGGACTGACCGCTGGGCGGTTGAAGAGGATCAGCTCCATACGGAACAAGCTGCGTCGGACGCCTTTGACCCTCTACGACATCCAGGACATCGGCGGGTGCAGGGCCATCATGCCGGACATGGACAGCGTGCGTGCCCTCGTGGGCTTCTATGACGGCGGATCGTCTCGATATCAGGCCGCGCGCCACTGGCGCTACATCGACGAGCCTAAGCCGAGCGGCTACCGCAGCCACCATATTACGCTGCATGTTCGCGACGAGGATGGCGTCAGCATTACCACCCGACGGCGGATCGAAGTCCAACTCCGAACGCGCCTGCAGCACGCATGGGCGACGGCCGTGGAAGCCGTCGGCTTGGTCAACGATCAAGACTTGAAGGCCGGCCGTGGCTGCCCGCGCTGGCTTCGGCTTTTCACTCTCATGTCATCGGTCATCGCCGCCGAGGAGGGCTGCCCCACAGTCCCCGGAACTCCGGCCGATCGTGCAGAGCTGCTCAACGAACTGGCGGAGGTTGAGGCTCACTTGGGGGCGATCGCCAACCTGCACAGCTACAACGAGGCGATCCGACTTACGAACGAGTACGCCCGGATGCCCGGTCAGTCGTTCGTCGTTGAATACGACAACATCAACAGGTCGGTGCGGGTGCGCAGCAACACTCAGTTTCGACTAACGGCCGAGGCATCGTTCGTCGCCGAGACCAGCCAAGAATACCCCCAGGCTGTTCTCATCGAAGTGGACCGGGTCGGCGACTTGCGGGCCGCATATCCGAACTACTTCCTCGACGTTCAGTTGTTCACCGACCGGATGGCCGCGGCTGTGACCGAAGCCAGGCGGAGCCGCCCTGGCCGCCACTCAGTTGCGAGTGAGCCTGGCCGGAAGTGGGGCAGCCTTTCTTGGCTGCGCGACAACTACGGCAAGTCGAAGGACTAGCCCATGACCGCCCGCGTCGCCCTCTACGCCCGCTACAGCTCCGACCGCCAGAACGCCCGCTCGATCGAGGACCAGGTCGCGGTCCTGACACGCCACGCCGCCGCGCGGGGCTGGGCCGTGGTCGACGTCTTCTCCGATGCGGCGATCTCCGGCGCCCACATGTTCAACCGACCGGGCCTGAACGCGGCCCTGGACCTGGGCGAGCGCGGCGGCTTCGACATCCTGCTGGCCGAGGACGAGGACCGCATCGCGCGCAACCTCGAGCACCAGGCCCACGTCTTCAACCGGCTGCGCGCGGCCGGCATCGCCATCGCCACCCTCTCGACCGACGCCATCGGCATCCTCGAGGTCGGGCTCAAGGGGGTGATGAACGAACTCTACCTCGACGCCCTGTCGGCCAAGACGAAACGCGGCATGGCCAGCAACGCCGAGAAAGGCCTGGCCACCGGCTCGCGTCTCTACGGATACCGCTCCAGCCCGGGCGGCGAGGTCGTGATCGTCGAGGAGGAGGCAGCCGTCGTGCGCCGGATCTGCGAGGCCTACGCCGACGGCGCGACGCCCCGGGCCATCGCCGCCCAGCTGAACCGCGAGGGCGTTCCGGGTCCGCGCGGCGGCATGTGGAACAGCTCCAGCATCAACGGCTCGGTCCAGCGCGGCAACGGCATCCTGAACAGCGAGGCCTATGCCGGGGTGAAGGTGTACGGCCGGATCCGCGAGACCAAGGACCGCGCCACCGGCGCCCGACGCTCCATCGCCCTGCCGCCGGAACAGTGGAAGCGCACCCCGGCCCCGCACCTGCGCATCGTGCCCGACGAGATCTGGCGCCGCGTCCGCGCCCGCAAGGCCCGCGAGGCGGGCGTCCGGCCCGAGCGCCTGGTGCGCCGTCCGGGGCTGCTGTCGGGCCTGCTCAAATGCCGCTGCGGGGCCTCCTACACCGCGACCAGCGGAGGCCGGCTGCAGTGCGCCGCCGCGCGCGAGAAGGGTCCGGCGGCCTGCACGAACCGCCGCATCGTCCTCGGCCGAGACGTCGAGCGGCGCGTGCTGGAGGGCCTGTCGCAGCGCCTGCTGCATCCCGAGGCCGTCCGGATCTACGTCGAGGAATACCGCCGGGCCGCCGCCGCCCAGCGCGCCGTCGCCGTGAACCGTCGCCAGCCCCTGGAAAAGCGCATCGCAGTGCTGGAGCGCAAGGCCGAGCGCCTGCTCGACGAACTGCTGGACCTCGACAAGGCCGACCCCATGGCCGCCCAGGTGCGCGCCCGCATCGCCGCGGCCAACGCCGAGGCCGCCGAGGCCCGCGCCGAACTCGCCGCCATCCCCGACGAGGCCGCCGCCAACGCCCCCATCCAGCTCCACCCCGAAGCCGCCGCCGCATGGCGGCGCCAGGTCGAGCAGCTGCACGCCTACCTGTCCGACGCCGCGCGGTCGTCTACCGACGCCGACCGCCGCCTCGTCGACGTCGCCCGCGGCCTGATCGACCGCATCGAGATCCAGCCCACGTCCGACGCCCGCGGCGCCCCCGTCGACCTCATCCTGCATGGAAGACTGGCCGGCCTCATGGACGCCGGCGAACACCTGGACCGCTCGCTTTGTACAGGAGCGTTGGTGGTTGGGGGCCACTGCAGCCGCTGGCATACTTCGCCGACCGTCGCGCTGCGGCTTGATTTTTAAGGGGGCAGGCGATGAGCGACCAAGCGCCTATGACCGACACATGGGGCTATCGCCCGCCGCCCGTCACCCCCGCCGTCTCGCGTGAGGAGGCCGTGGCCCAAGTGCGGGCTATGGCGACGGGAGATGTCACCTTCACGCTGGAGCGGTCGTGGGCAGACGTCTTCTGCGGCAACGTCGTAGCGCGGCTCGCCAACGGCTGGACCGTCGAAATATTCAACGACTGCGACGATCTGGATTACGTCGACGTGGTCGTGGCGCCCGATGGACGCCGGTCAACGTTTGAGGATTGGCTGGGGCCCGACGATGGGGGGCGGGACCGTTTCTGGGAGGCCAGCACTTGCCTCTCAGAAGGCGAGTACCGCCAGCTGCTGCAGGCCCTGCGAGGCTAGGGAAAGCCTAGGAACGGCCGGAACATCCCGTGAACACCCTCTGGACTCGCGAGCGGCGCTCGCTCTAGATGGCGGCCAGCCCGGTCGGTCGGCGCCTGCCTGGTCTGAACATGGACAATCCGCTTCCTGCCCCTGCCCCGGTCGCCCTGCGCTGCGGGGTCTGCGACTTCGTGCAGCTGGCCGTGCCGACGCCGGCGCCGACGGGCCCGGCCAGCCGGGTCTGGCTGGTGCATGCGCCCAGCTGCCCGGAGTGCGGCGATCCCGACTTCGGGCGCTGACATGGCTGAGCCGCGCGACATCACCGGCCTTCCCGGCATGGCCGTGCAGTTCCGTTGTCTGCGCTGCGGCGCGGTGTCGGACCGGCCGACCGGCCACCTGGTGCGGACCTACGGCGTCACCACCCTGGCCGAGGCCGAGCGGCGGGCCCGCTGCCTGCGCTACATCGGCGGCGAGCGGTGCGCCGGCCGGGCGATCGCCACCCTGATCGAACGCCTGGTCGCGCCGGAGCCCGGCTTCGCCAACGCCCGGCCGGTCGACCCGAACATCGACGACGTCTTCCCGCTCGATCGCCAGCCGGACTGATGGGCCATCGCAACAAGGATCGCTGGACCCTGGCCGACTGGCGGCCGGGCCACGAGAGCGTCGGCGCCATGCTGCGCTCGAACTGGGAGGTGCTGGCCGAGTGCGACCACTGCCGCCGCAAGCGCATCGTCCGCCTGGGCATGATCGTCCGCTTCATGGGGCCGGAGGTGAGCCTCTGGAACCGCCGCTCGCGCTGCTACGCCTACCCGCCCTGCCCCGGCTTCGAACACTTCTCGGCCCGGCCGCCGGGCGCGGTTCAGTACTTCAGGCTCGAGGGGCGGGATCCGCCGGTCTAGAGCCTCACGCCGGCCCCGGAGAGGCGGCTGCAGGGTCCAGCCGCTCGACGGGGTCGACGTCGCGATTGCAGAAGCGGCAGATCCTCGCCGCCGCCTTGATCGTCTCGGCGCACCAGGGACAGTCGCGGGTGTCGCCCGACGGCGCGGCGGCGGCCGCGGTCGCGGCGCCCTGGGCCGCCGTCGTGTTCGCCACCAGCTGCGCCAGCGCGGCGTCCCGGGCCACACGGCGGGCGTCTTCCTCGGCCTTGCGCTCCGGGCTCTTCAGGAAAAGGGAGCACGGCAGGGCGACGATGAAGAGCGCCGCGCCGAACAGCCACCAGAGCAGGAAATTGTGCCCCCTGGACGCCGCGATGACGCCCGGAATGAGGCCGATCAGCATGCAGGCGATCAGTAGTTCCATGAGACTCCCCTCGGCGCACCGTGCAGCCTGGCGTTGTGAAGCGCAAGGCCGGGGTGTCGCCGCGCGCTTGACCCCGCACACCCGCCTCGCCCAGTGTTCGGCCGGGATGGAGGACGGGTGATGAAGGCGTTGATGGCGGCAGCCCTGGCCGCGGGGATGCTGGCGGGACCAGCCCTGGACCAGACGGCCCGGTCCCCGGCGAGCGGCGCTCGCGCCGGCGACCCCGCCCTGGTGCGGGTGCAGATGGTCTGCAGCCACAGGGGCGAGCGGATCAGCGGCATGAACAAGATCTGCTACTACGACTGCGGCGGCTCGGAAGCCTCCCAGACCGTGGGCTCGGCCGACCTTTGCCCCATCAGCATGCGCACCAGCGGCGGGGCGACCACGGCCAACCGATCACGCCAGCAACCGGCCGAGACCCGACCGCGCGGGCCGATGTGCCTCAAGACCGGCGAGCGGACCAGCGGCATGAACAAGACCTGCAGCTACGACTGCGCCGGCTCGGCCCGCGAGGTGACGATCCCCAGCGTCCAGCTCTGCCCGCTGAGCCTCCGCTGACATGTGCAACCGCTACCGCAACCGCCTGGGCTGGACCGACTACAGCGAGGATTTCAGCCAGCTGAAGATTCCACTGAAGTTCGACACCGCGCGCATCCCCAACCTGGAACCGCGCGACGACATTCGCCCCACCAACAAGGCGGTCGTGTTCCGGCCGGTCGATCCGGCCAACCCCGCCGCCGGCGTCGAGCTGGCCCAGATGCGCTGGGGCCTGGTGCCGTTCTTCTCGAAGGAGATCAGCCGCAAGTTCCTGTGCACCAACGCCCGGTCGGAAACGGTCGCCACGACGGCCTCCTACCGCGAGCCGTTCAAGCGGCGGCGCTGCCTGGTCCCGGCCGACGGCTATTACGAATGGACCGGGGAGAAGGGCGCCAAGACCAAATGGCTGTTCACCCGCGCCGACGGCCAATGGATGGCCTTTCCCGGCCTGTGGGACACCTGGAACAGCCCGGACGGGCCGCTGGAGAGCTTCACCATGCTGACCTGCGCGCCGGGTCCGGACGCGGCCAACTACCACGACCGCCAGCCCGTCGTGCTGGAGCGCGAACACTGGGCGACCTGGCTGGACCTTGAGGCCGACGTCGCGCCCCTGCTGACGGGCTCGGCCGAGGGCAGCATCCGCGTCGAGCTGGCGCCGCCGGAAACGAAACGGGCGGCGGCGGATGTCTGACGCCGGCGACGACGACGCCCTGCCCTTCCTCTTGGTCGACCAGTGGCGCACCGGCTTCTCGGCCGACGGCATGGTGGCGCTGATCATCCGCGACCGGGACGGGGCCGAGCATCGCTTCGCGCTGGATCCGGCGACGGCCGGACAGATGAGCGAGTGCCTGGCGATCGCGGCGGGGAAGGCGGGCTGACGGGCCTTGCCCCGGACATACCCACCATATCCACAGCACGACGCGACTTTTCCCCGGCCTCTCTCACTGGTGGAGCATCGAATCAGTCGTAGGCTGCCGACGCGGTCCAATCCCGGGCCGTCAAGGAAACTAACCATGGCTAACGAAAAAACTGGCAAGGCCGCCGCAAGCGCGGCGTCGAAGGTCCTTCGCGACCCGAAGTCATCGGCAGCGGCGAAGTCCGCAGCGGCCTCGGCCCTCACCCAGGCGCCGAACCGCAAGAAGTAGGACCGAGGGAAGAGGTCGGCTCCGGGCTCGACACCTAAGGAAACCGTCCCCCTCCCCTCATCACCTTACGGCCCGCCGACGCTAGCAACGTCGGCGGGCCGTTTCCATTCATGATGGCCGCCTAGCGGTGAACAAAGTCACACGCGCTGGGGACAGTTCTGGCCGTTGCCCCGCAAGGCTCTCGCCCCGCGAGCGACAGGCCATGTCACACGGCAGATATGGAGCCCAGACACACGAAAACGCCCCCGGCCGAAGCCGGGGGCGTCCCAAGGCATCGTCTTATCCGGCCGACCGAAACGATCAGGGGTCGAGCCATTCGGCCACGGCGCGCAGGATGATCGCGACGACCTTCTTCCACGGCCACTTCATCCCGCGGTTTTCACCGCCAGCGCCGCCGTTCTCGGCAGCGAACTTCTGAATCACCGCCTCCGTGTTCCCGCGCTGCATGCCTTGGCCGACCCTGACCAGGAAATCGCCCTGCATCTGCGGGTTGCCCTTGGCCTTGCGCAGCCAGCCCTGCAGCCACGGTGGTCCCTCGCCGCCGGGGCCGAACGGATCGTAGGGGCCCGTCCCCGTCGGCGGTTTGAAAGGCCGCCTGGCCTCCTGGGCTGCAGCAGCGGTGCCGAGCAGGCCGAGGGTGGCGACTCCCAGGCTGGCCTGGAAGACACTCTTAAGCGCGCCACGTCTGTCAGATGTTTTCGTCATGACTCCTCCCTCTGCGACACCTTCAAGGCGTCGCAAGTCGACGGCGAGATTTGACGTCCCGCCGACTGTTCGTGGATCAAGTGAAAAGCGCACAGTTAGGCAACTGGCATCAGGGTAGTGGCGCGGCCCCAGAGTCCATTTCCCGGCACTACCGTGACAACTAGGCGCACTTTTTGTGACTGCCGTCAAACACGCAGACGAAATGCACCGCACGTCTAATGGACAGCAAACGAAAACGCCCCCGGCCGAAGCCGGGGGCGTTGCTGGCCCATCGAGGGGCGGAGTTTGATCAGGCGCGGGCGCTTCGCCAGCGGTCGCGCGCAGCGCGGGCCAGGGCCGGGCCAGGCGGCCCAGCGGTTCGGGCCGGGTAAAAGTACGTCACGCCTCCGTCGTCGGCGTTCATCGCCCGCTGCGCCGGACTCTGCCGCGTGAGCGCGTGGCGCCCAGCAAGGTCAGCAGCCAGAAAGCAGCAGCACGCGAGCGCCGCCCAGACGAGGATCCATGACGTCAGCTTCCGCATCGGCGGACTCCATGAGCGAAGGGTGAAATGGGAAGCGCCCGGCCGGAAAAGGAGGCGAACCGGCCGGGCGCCCTCGCCGCCGGCGTTGAGGGCCGCTCGACGGACGGAGGAAGGATCAGGGGCAGCCGGGGTCGGGGTAGCCCATGAGAAGGCGCGCCAGCCCGAACAGGAGCAGGCCCACCAGGGGAAGCGCGGGCAACCAGGCCGGGAAGT